CGAACGCTGCATCAGCCACAGATCCATGTACCGCCGCGCTTCCCGCTTGCTGTCGAAGTGCATCAGTGTCCCGTCCGGCATGGTCACGTCTACCTTCTCCGCGTGGAGTTTGTTGCCCTTCTTCGACTTCTCCGCCTCGGATTTGGCATCCGCCGCCGCTTTCTCCGCCCTCTGCTGCTCCTGCACCTTCTGTAAGATTTGCGCCTGTGCTTTTTTGCTAAAGCGCCCGATATCCTCCATACCAAGTCCCATAAACCGCACCTTCCAGACTTTAGTCGTCATCAGAGCCGAACTCACTTTTTGCGTACCTCGACTTTTTCTTGAGGTATGGACTTCCGTCATCATCTTCTTTTCGGTAACTCAGCTCCATAAACGTCATCTTTGAGCCGTCAAAATAGAAATTCACATCTCCGGTACGGCCCCTCCGGTTCTTTGCCACCGTACAGCCAACCTGTGTGTCGTCCCTCGGGTCGGTTTTCCAGAGGAAGATCACCTTTACCGCGTTCTGCTCCAGCTCGCCGCTGTCTCGCAGGGAGGACAGTTTAGGCTTGTCCGTCTCGTTCACCGTGCGGGAAAGCTGTGCCGCCGCCACAATGGGGATCTCCATTTCCGACGCCAGCAGCTTCAGTTCCCTGCTTATGCCGCCCAGTTCCAGATTCCGGTTCTCGGCCCGCTTGTCCTTTTCGCCGATCATCAGTCCCAGATAGTCCACTACGATCATCTTCAGGCCCTCAATGCCCAGCGCCAGCTCACGAATGCGGCTCACCGTCACGTCGGGACCGTCGTAGAAGTAGATAGGCAGTTTCGATTCCACGCTGGCGGTATAGGCGAGGTTCATCCAAAGATCCTCGTCCGTCTCCGGCACGCCGTCAATGAGCTGATCCATGGTCACGCCCTCCGTCCGCTTGGCCAGCAGGCGTTCACCTACCTCACCGGCCAGCATCTCCGCCGTGATGTGCAGGACCGTCTTTCCCTTTCGGGCAGCGGACTCCGCCATCTCCATGCACATGGCGCTCTTCCCGCATCCCGGCCTTGCGCCCACGAGGACCAGCTGCCCCGGCCACAGCCCTTTCAGCGTCGCGTCCAGCAGGGGAAACCCTGTGTCTATCCGCCCCTCTTTCTTGCCGGAGATGCTGTCCATGGCCTCGCTCATGGCATCCGCCATGGTTTTCAGCCGTCCGCCGCGCCGTGCTTTCATCTTCTGGTGGCAGATGGCCGCCACCGCCGCCTGCGGATCTTCCTCGTTGTTCAGTGCCTCCGTCACCCGTTCGCAGAATCGCTCGTTCTCCGCCGCCTTATGGATCAGTTGGGCGTGCAGCTCTGCGTTGGCGGTGGTCACAGTGATCTCGCTGCACTGCCGCAGGAATTGCAGCGGCTCGGCGATCATATCCTTGATGGCGTCCACGCCGGAGGCAATGTCGAAATGCCGTCCAGCTCTGGTGTCCTGCAAGCACCGCTCAAAGACCGCTCCGCAGACCGACAGGCTGAAATCGTCCTTTTCCACCAGCTCTGCCAGCTTCCGCACCAGTTCCGGCTTCTGCAGGAGAGCGCCCACCACCAGATATTCCATCTCCGTGGTGTCTCTGCGGCGAAGCAGTGGCGCGGGCATCAGTTCGTTTGCCATAGGTGTCTCACTCCTCCTTTACCGCGCCCTGCTCCTTGGCCATATCCGCGAAAATCTTGTTGAAATCACGCTTGAAGTCAAAAGCCGACTGTACCTTCCTGCTCCACCACTCACTGTCCAGCGAAAAGTCCATCACCTCTGCCATGACCTTCCAACTCACCCCATTTTCCTGATGCAAACGCTCCATCGCGTCCGCCCATCGTTGGAGATCGTCCTCCGTAGGCTGTGCCCTGCCGGGGTTATCCCGCCCCTTCTGATCTGCAAAGTATCTTGCGGCACGTAATGCCTTGCTATCCTCGCTGTATACAGTTTCCGGCTTCGTACCACCTTTTTTCAGATTCTCCCAGCATATCCCCTGATAGTTGTTGGCAATGCTGCCAGCTATGACCTCGGACAACGCCGCTTCTCCGTACTGCTTTGCACTATTTTGGATTTGCGTCATCAGCCGACTGTATCCGATGGGCTTGTAATACTGCGCCTTATTACGCTCCCACTTGTAGTCCAGCCATTCCGCAACAGCCGCCAACAGTTTACCAGAAAACATGGTTTCAGGTTCAGGGGATCTGCTCGGTCGCTTTTTTATGTCCTCGCCCCCTTTAGGGGGGAGGGGGGGTATATTATTCTCTATATCTTCTCTCTTATCTCTTATATCTGTGTTACAATGTAACGATTCAGCGTTGCACGGTAGCGCAATTTCGCCGTTGTCAGCCTCGCAAGGAAGCGCTTTTTTGTCGGCTGCTCTCGCCCTGCACTCCCTAACGCGCTGGGCAGAGGAGCATTCACTACCTACGTTTTTCACCGCAAAAGGCAGGAATAGTGTCGTGTCGTTTACAAATTCTGCCATGCCCTGCGCTACGAGGTATGAAATCGTCACCTCCACGTTTGCAGAGTCTTCGTCAAGCTCAAGTGCCAACTCGTCAGCAAACTTGTCCTCAACGCCCTTCCATCGCAAAACGCCATCCTGTTTCATGGCTATAAGCTGCATCTTCAGGTAAATCACGATGTAAGTGTCACCACCGGCGATTTTCCGCAGTTTCTTTATCCGCGTTGAGGTGAAAAAGTCATCGTACATCTTGAGCCAGTAATACCTTTCGTTTTTCATGATTTTCCCCCCCGTCAGATACTCAGCTCATAGTCGTCCTCACCGCCCTGCTCATCCCACGGCAGCGGCTCGTTATCCTCAATCTCCTGAAAACCTGCCGCCGCGCTCTGGGGCGCGTCCCCCGGTCTTACATCCGGCTTCTCCCCGGCGCACAGCTTTTCCAGCGCGGGCAGCAGGTCGGCCAGTCGAAGGAAATACTCCGTCGGCACTTGCAGCAGTGTTTCCAGCACTCCCAGCGGGATCACATGGTCGGCGCGAAGCTCGCTCCACACCTTTGCCTCGCCGTCCTTGGTGGTGTACGGCCTCTGCCGCCACGTTCCCACCACCGCCACAGCGTCGCCCTTTTCCAAACACGCGGAAAACTTCGTGGCGGCGTTGTCACCAACAGCGCATACGTTCATGAACTGCTTGTTGTCATACCCCACGCCAAACTCCACCTTGGGAATGTGGTTCTTGGGGATCTCGCCCACCTTGGCGTCGCGGCTGACGGAGCCAGTACAGATCATGTACTGGCTGCCGTCTGCCTTACCCTCCGCGTCTACGCGCTTGCGGATAAAAAGAGGCATTTACTCGCCCTCCCCAAAGAAACCGTTGGTGAAGTCCTCTGCACTCTCGACTGCCGTATTTGCCGTTTCCTTGCTCCTTGTGCGCTTTTCAGCTGGGGCGGTATCCTTACCCTCGGAGGGCGCGTCCTCGCTCACAGCGGCGCTCGTGGGCGGCTCTGCGGCGGTTTCCTCTGCGTGGCCGCGATTTTCCTCGTTCACGGTGAAGTTCGTCACAGGGATGGCCTGTTCCGCCTGCGTGGCGGGCATATCCAACACCACGCCGTTGTCGCTGTCCTCGTTGAAGTAACTGCGTACCTCGTTGGAAAGGGGGGCGTAGCCGCTGTTCAAAAGGCTGCGGAGGACGGTTTTCCTGCACATTCTGTCCTGACCGCCGTTCACGTCGTACCACGGCGTACCGTTCAGAAGTTTGGCCTGCTCCTTGGCGTCCAGCTCGCCGTTGATGAGGGCGTTGTACTTCTCCAGCTTGAAGGCGGGGGAGTAGCGGTCTGCGTGACGCAGCAGCTTGTCCATGGACCAGTATTCCATGCGGAAGGAGCCGGTGTTCAGCTTGTAGTAGGCGTAATAGCCAATGATCTTGTGGGCGTCCCGCTCCTCGTCCGATTCGTACTTGGCGAGGTTGATAATAGGCTTGCCGGTACGGGCGTCTCGTCCCTCCCGTTCGCCCTCGCGCACCTCGATGCAGTCAATGTCCTCGTAAAAGCCCGTGGACATGGCCAGCTGGATGTAGCCCTTGTACCCAAGATTGAACTGGGCCACGCTGCCGTAGGGGACAATGTAATAGCCGTGGCCGTAGATCAGCCCCATGCCCTCGCCCCGCAGACCGGCTGCAATGATGGTGCCGGGGTCACACGCCTTGAGCTGGTCGCTGGCGCTAACGGCGGAGATCAGGGTGGAGGTAAATCGTGCCGCCATGCGCTCGTTCTTGAGAGCGCGAGAGATCATCTGCTGTGCGCTGGGGGCGGTGATGGCCATGCTGAAGGTCTGCTTCTTCTGCTGTGCCATCTGGGTAAAATTGCTCTGGTTCTGGACTTTCATGGTGTTTCTCTCCTTCCGTTATTTCGGCACACGCCCAAAGCGGATGCCGCGTTCCCTCATGTATACATTCAAACCGGTGAGCTGCGCCGCCGTGCCGTGTACGCGGAAATCCACGGTGTAAATTTCTTCCTCCTGCGGTTCGTCCTCAACTGCCGCGTATGCAAGCGCCTCCTGTTCTACGGAGCGGACCACATCCGCTACGCTGGGCGCCTCCTGCGGCGCAGGTTCTTCCAATACCACGGCGTTCCGCGCCGCCTCCTCTGCCAGACGCTTGGCTTCTGCCGCCTCCCGTGCCGCCGTTTCCCGTTCCTCCTGCGCCTTTTTCATTTCCAGCAGGCGGGCATTCTTTTGCAGAACGGCGGCAACGTCGTGTGTCTCCCTGTAATGCTCCAGCAGCTCCACCTCAAAGGGACTTTGCAGCGATACAATGGCGGCGATCCCGTTCACGGTGTCGGTGATGATGGCGTCGATAGCCTTTTCTGCCGCGTCCTCGCTGGCGGTGGCGTTGAGCCACCTGGGGTCAAGAACGCCCTCCCATGTCAGGTAGGCTTTGGTGTTGTGCAACTCGTTTTCCCGGTCGAAGTAGGTCTTGAGCCTTGCCGCCTTTTCCTCTTTGCGCCGCTCTTCAAACGCCTTGGCCTGCGTATCGAGGTTCTGTACGGCGGTTTCCAGTGTCGCCACAAGCTCCTTGCAGTTGGCCTCCGTTTCAGCGGATACCGCAAGCGCCGCCGCACGGCATTCCTTGCGTACCTGATCGATGTTGGCTTGCAGTTTGCGGAGGTTCGCCCTGTCCTGCTTGGCGGCTTGTACGCCGTCCTCCGTCACCACAATGCTGCAGTACTGCTCCGCCACGCCGTCCACCCACGCCTTTACATCGGCGTAGTTTGTGGTAATGGCCTGCTTGCGGATCTCCTGCAAGTCGGAGGTGATGCGAAATTCCACCATCCCGCTCATGCCCGCACCTCCGTGTCCATCTGGGTGATCCACTTCACCCGGTCAGCCCACGCCGGGTCAATGACGCTCTCCGGCAGATTGACCTCGGTAATCATGGCGGGCTTTTCGTCCGCCTCGCTGCCCGGCACCAGCACATGGTCGCCGGGTTGCAGGGGCAGGTTCGTGCGGAAGGTGTACGCCCGTCCGCTGTATCCCTTCTGCCACGGCTTGTAATACATTGCCTTTACGATCATGCCTGCTCAACCTCCTTCTTGGCATCGGCAGCGACATCTCCGGGCCGCGCTTCTGCGCTCGCGTCTACGCTCTTTCCCAGAACGCCAAGCTTGGCCAGCGCGTAGGCCACACGCACGGCGTTGTTGTCGCGGAGGTTCTTTTCCACGGCATTGTCAACGCCGGTCAGGCAATTCGCAAAATCCACGGCGGTCAAATCCTCTCCCCGCGTCACAGATTGGAAAGCCATTCCCTTCTCTGTATTGCGCCCGAAGCTCATCATGGCAAAGTTCAGGTCTGTTTCCTCGCGCAGTACCTCACCCGTTTCCGCGTTGCTCATCGTCAGTTTCAGTTTCATGTTTGTCCTCCTTCACATTCTTAAAATCGCCGCCGGTGGTGTGCCGGTCAGCACATGATTTTTGTAAAAGTCCTCCTCCCGCTCCAAAAGCCACGCCAAGTCGTCGGTCAACTCTGTCCGTTCAAAGCGGTAGGTGCGTATGCTCAAGTCGCCATCCATGTTCTCCAGCGAGGCCAGCAGGTCTACAAAGTCCCAACCGGTGGCCAGCATTTGGTGCAGGATCTGGGTCAGGTAGTTGTCCGGTACGCGCCCGTCCCACTTCGCCCAGCCAAGTTTGCCGTTGGGGGTGGAAGTTTTGATCTCCAAAATGCCCCGCCGCCCCTGATCGTCCGTCACCTCGCCGTCCAGCGTAGCGAAAAGCCACGGTCTGTCCTCTTGGCACAGAATGTCGTAGGCGTGGTAGTCCACGGTGTAATGTGGGTGCATGGCGGCGTACAGGTCGCGCAGTACCGGCTCCATCCGCACGCCACGGCTCACCGCCGCGCTGCCGCTCAAGTCCTTGGGCTGTGCCGCGCCCACCTTCAGCCGCCACAGCTCCATCGGGGTCATCCACGGGGAAACGCCTACAACGGCGGCGGCTTCTGAGGCGCCGATCCCTTGCGTATTTCGCCCTGCCAACCAAGTCTCTCTGTCCTCAAAATGCAATCTCTGCGTTTTTCTCACCTCTTTCTGACAAACAAAAAAGCACCGCCAAGCAGTTCGGAAATTCCGAACCACTCGACGACGCTCCGCCCTTCCCTCCAAGCGACTTAGGAGGGGTACATTATTTGGCTTTGATCTCTGCTCTGCTGACCTTGACGATCTTCACACCGTCCTTCAGCGGTATCAGCTCAACGCGGTAGTTCTTCTCCAGCGCCGCGTTGATCGCCGCCACCTGTCCTTGCGTAAGGATGCCACCTGCCAAAACGATTTTCCTCCCCTATCTCACTTATACAGCCCCAGCACCGTGCAGCTCACCCACACGCCGCCAAGGGATATTCCCTCTCCTACCAGCAGCCACAACGAGCCGCCCGTTTCGATGCCGCCAAGAAAACCCAGCGCCGCGAAGCTGCTCACGGCCAACAGGATCTTCCATTTCCTGTCACGGCGGTGCTCATTCCGCGTTCTGCTCATCCTCTGTCTCCTCCATGTAATCCTCTCCGCACACGGGGCAAAGATATTCTCTGCGTGTTTCCCAGCCGTTTTCCCCGTCCAGGTTCTCTTTCGTCACGCAGACCACCGGCGTGTCAAATCTCACGCCGCAGATCAAACACCGCCAGCTCATTTTGTCAGAATGCACTCGCACAACTGCGACATGGGGATGTTCAGTTTCTTGCAGGCCCGCTCCAACTGGCGAAGCGTAAAGTCCATCGGCGTCTTCTGCTTTCGGTGCAGAGTAGACGGCGAGATCTTCATCGCTGTTGCCAGGTTTTCCCGCGTGACACCCTCTGCCCCCATGCCGCCTCGGAGCATACGGCACAGTTTCTGATCGACAAGATTCTCTGTGTTCAGGTAATTTACCCTCGGCATCTCCACCCCTCCTTAGTCTCTGTCCGAAAAACGAACGATCTCATACTCTGTCATTCGGTAACTCTTGCGCCTCAGCCGGTCAAATCCCTTTTGAATCGTCTGATAGTCTCGCCCCGACCGTTTGGACAATTCACCCAGCGTCTCTCCCCAATAAAGGGGAAACTGGAACTTGTCCCGCGTGACGATCATGTACATGGTGTGCATCATGCGGCGCCATCCTCCCTCATCGTCATGTTCTGCTTCACTGTATCGCGCCTCTCTCGCAAGAGCTGCGCTGACCGCCTAAAAACCTGTCCACGAAGTATGTTTGCCCACGGCCCGTCACCTTTACGGTTTTACTGACGGTGACGGAGCCGTCCGACCGGCTGATGGCAGTTTCCTTGATACTGAAAAGCCCCATTTCCATCGACCGCTGCGTAGGCATATTGTAGTCCGTCCCGCTGCGGCGAATCAGGTAGCCGTTGTCCCGCAGCCACGAAAACAATCTGTTCTGCCCAATGCCCACGCCGTTCTGCCGCAGGAGTTTCGCCAACTCGCCTACCAAGATGGATGTGTGGGATGCACTCACAGCATCCGCAAACAGTACCTTCGGTCTATCTGCCGCCGCTTGCTGCTCCAACGCCTTGCGCTTCTGCTGCTCCTCCTTGAGCGTGGTAGCCAGTTGAATGATGTAGTCCGGGTCAGTCAGTGTCCGTTCGATGACCTCCGGGGTCATGTACGCGCAGTTGCGCCGAATTGACGGCAAAACCTCATCCGTTACCCAATCGGTAAATTTCTCCGCGGTCGGTAGTTTTGAGCCAAACACGAGCCGGTAGATGTCGCTTTCAGGTATGAACGACATTTCCGTTGCCCGCGTAGCTGGCGTACCGTCTGCCTTTTCTCCGGTTTGTACCCATGCGTCGCGTTTCACGACCCCCTTACAATGGCGCGAAATTGCGTCGCGGGGGTTGCTGTACCCCAGTGCCCGCGCTGTATCCGTAGCGCTGAAAAGAACATTTCCGTTCTCCTCAATGGTGCGAATATCACCGAACTCCGGGTTATTGAATACCTGCATCTCGTTCATTTCTTTCTGCCCTCCCCTTTCATCAGCTCGTCCAGCGTACAGCGGTACAGCGCAGACAGCTTGTGCAGAACTGCCACCGAAGGATCAGCCTTGCCTGTCTCATAAAGGCTCACCGCTGAAACGCTTATCCCCAGCAGATCTGCCACCGTTTTCTGCGAATATCCGGCTTTCTTTCTTTGCTCCTTATAACTCAATCTCTCATCTCCCATCAAAAATAATTGAGAAATACTTGACTTTTCCTGAAATTCGCCTTATTATATGGATGTCTGTTCAAATAACTTAGCAAATTATACTTGATTTTGGTGAAGCATCTCTCTATATATGCTCGATTTATTTTGCGTGTCTTTATATTAACTCAATATTTGCTCAATTTCAAGAGCAATCTACTTCATTTTTCAATGTTTGTAGCAATGCACAATTTGGGAGGTATACTTTTGTGAATGGTGAACTGTTCGTTTACAAGATTTGGCAATTATGCAAAGCCAAGGGGTTGACAAAAGCCGAGTTCTATGAAACTGCTGGCATCACTCCATCGGCAATGGCTCTTTACAAAAAAGGAAAGACCAAACCATCAATGGACACTCTTCGCGCTATTGCTCGCGTTCTGGAGATTGACGTCTCCTATTTGCTGACCGAACTTTACGGCGATGAAACAGAAAAAGAGCCCGCTTCCCAACTGGAAAGCGAACTCGATTCCGCCCTTGTTAAGTTGCTGTGTTCTCTTACGCCTACTGAACTGGCGCAGGTGCAGGGCTTTGCCGCAGCGCTGATAGCAGCTCGTAAAGCCTGACCTTTTCCTCCATCGTCAGGTTGGAGACCAGTTCCCTTGCTTCCTGTTCGTTCATTTCGCTGCCCCCTCGTATGTCGTTTTGTGGCGTTTGCTTGGTTCAATCGTACTCTATGCGTGCCCCGGTGTCTACATCCGTTTTAGGAAAACACTGCCCAATTTGGGGAAATGCCTCCCTGCTTCCCATCCTGATCTGGGGAAATGCTGCCCATGTCAAGATAATTACGGATGGATAAGATCCGCAGCGGACACTGTTTTGTCCGTTACCGATAGAAAGGGGAAAATCATGTCTATATCGGAGATTCAGCACATCGCACCGTATATCCAGAAGTTTCCGGAGCTTGTCCGCCACGCAAAAACCGCCGCCGGTATGACCAACGAGGGACTGTCCGAGCTTTCCGGCGTACCCTATTCCACCGTCTGTAAGATCCAGTCCGGTGAGCGCGATCCAAAACTGTATGATGCCATCGCCATTATGCAGGCGCTGGACATCTCCCCTTATCAGGCGTTCGCTATTCCGCCTGACAACGACAAAAACGCCGCTGCCGCGCAAGAGCGCATACACGAACTTGAATTGGATAATGCCGTGGCCTCTGGGGATGTGGCGCGGCTGGAGCAGGTCAACGACCTCTGCACCGTGCGCCTGGATGCCGTTATCCGCCAGCGCGATTATTACAAACGCTGGTCTGTGTTTTCTTCAATTTTTGCCGCGGTTCTCTCCCTGTTTTTAATTGTTTACCTCCTTTTCGACTTCCGCAATCCACACGCTGGCTTTATCCTTCAGGATAGACCTACAGTTTTTGCGTGGCTTGTTATCCTTATTGCGTCTGTTTCTATCGGCGTTTGCGGAATTGTCGGATACCGTGCGCTGCGCGATACTGCAAAAGAGACTGTACCCCAAAAATAGAACAACAGTTCTACCGCGTTCTACGTTATATTCCACAAGTTTATTGGGTCCGATGAACAATTTTCACAAGTTTCTTGTTAATTTTTGCCAAAAAAGAGAAAGCCGCCCAATCGGACGGCTTTTCCATATAAGCTCTATTCCCGCCAACACCATCACGAGTCTTAAAGAAAGGAGCCTACAACAGTAGGGTAACACGAAAATATCAAAATGTCAACGAAATGCAAGTCCTGTAAGCGGGAGATCGAGGACAATTCTATCTTCTGCAACTGGTGCGGGAAAAAGCAACTCAAGGAAAAGAAATCAGACGGCGCGATCAAAATACCTAAAGCGAAGCAGCTCCCCTCTGGAAGCTGGCACATATATCTCGCTGCGGAAAAGCAGCCCATCACAGAGGCCACAAAGGATCTGTGCGAGGCGAAGGCGAGGGCTTTCCGCGCCGGATTTATAGAAAAGCAAAAGAAACTGCCTGCTTTAACATGGTCTAAGGCCATAGATCAATATATTGCTGACCGTTCCGAGTCTCTTTCCCCCGAAACTATACGGGGCTACCGAGTTATTCAGCGAAATCGCTTTCATAATATCATGCAAAAGCCTATGAGCGCACAAGTCAACTGGCAAGCGGAGGTCAACTCGGCACTTTCCAGTCTTTCCGACAAGTCCGTAAAAAACGCATGGGGGCTTATGACCGTCATCATGCGCGTAAACGAGATTCCTGTCCCCCGCGTTCTGTTCCCCGTACCAAAGAAAAATGAGCGGGAGTTTCTCGACCCACAGCAGATCATCGCTTTCTGCGAGGCTGCAAAGGGCGACGCTTGCGAAATGGCAATGCTTCTCGGTCTACACAGTTTGCGAATGTCGGAAATCAGGGCATTACATTTCCCGGACAGCTTTGACATGAAAAACGGCAGTATCTTTGTGTCTGGTGCAGTTGTTCGGGACGAAAACAACAAAGAAGTGTTCAAGCAGCGCAATAAAACGCGGCAGTCTACGCGCACTGTTCCGATCATGATACCTCGGCTCAAGGAACTGCTTGAAGCGCAGTCAAAAGACGGCTACATCGTAACGCAAGCCAACAGCACCATCAACCGGCACATACGCACTATTGCAGAGCAGCAGGGACTTCCAAATATCACGGAGCATTGTCTGCGGCATTCGTTCGCATCTCTTGGCTACCACCTGCGCCTTTCGGAAATCGAGGTCATGAGCATGGGCGGCTGGTCTGACAGCTCTACCGTACACGACATTTACCTTCACCTCGCCCAGCGGGACCGGCTAAAGGCGGAAAACAAGATGGCGAAGTTTTACCGTACCGCAGAAAAACTCCCCGCCGCCCAAAGCACAAACCAAAAACGAAAGAGATGATTTTCGATATGAATTTCAATACGCAAAAAACAAACCCTGTATTCATGCGGGTTTTAAGCCTATTTTTAGGGGTTCGACTCCCCTCAGCTCCACCAATGAGAAAGAAATCCCGTAGCCCTTGTGGTTGCGGGATTTCCTTTTATTCATGCGGTTTTCAAGATTTTTCGCACCGACTATTTTGACAGGAATGAAGCTCGAAATGATGGCATTAAAACCACTGATAACATAACTTTTTACATACGGATTTACATACGGAAAACCGGCTCCATACGGAGCCGGTTCTTCTATTCCTCGCACCACCACACTGTCTCGTACCGCACACCCGCCGTCTGCGCCTCCTCGTGGGTCATCAGTATGTCAACGTGTTTTCCTATTACGCCCACGTCCAGGGCGATGTATGTCTTGTCTCCGATGATGACTGTGCTGCCGGTCGGTATCACGTCCGGGTCTGTCGCCACGCAAGAGCCGGGATATACCCACTGGCCGCTGGAGGTCAACACCCGGCCGAACTCGTCCCGGTTCATGTGCGCGTACTTCTCAACGCAGTCTGCGCAGTAGCCGGTAATAATGCAGTCCTCCAGCACGTTGCTTTTTGCCTTGACAGTTTCCAGTATACGTTCCGACTCATCGGGATCCTCTTCTACAATCGTATCGCGGCTGTCAGTATCTTCGCCCCACTCCACACGCAGGACGGTATGCGGCATGTCCGCGCTGGCTCTCCACGGAGCGATCAGAGCAAAGATCAGCAGTGCCAGCAGCATGAACTCCAGCATAAAATGCGTCTGCTCCCGACGCACCACGCGCCGGTACTCTGCCCGCATAGCCACGAACGGTCCGGGGCATAATCCGAACTCCCCTGCACGGGCAATGTTCTCGCTCATTGTTTTATAGACTATCTGTTCCCTTTTGGTCATTGATTATATCGCTCCTCACGAATAGTACAGGTTTACCCGGCGGTCAGCACAGTGCTTGAATATTGCTTTCCAGTGCTCAAACATATTGTAGGGTTTCATTACGTTGTAATTGTGCCCCATCATATCGGACTTCAAATCCTTCATGGCGTTGTATATCTTGCGACACTCCTGCGGAGTGAATTTGCCTCCGCAGTCTGAATGAAAAATCAGGATGTCCAGGTCGTCGTTGCAGTGCGCGTTCCAGTATTCTGCTTCTGCATCAGAGAAGGGCGCACCGCGGAGCATATTTCTCTTGAAAATGTTGTGGCACTGCTGGTCGTAGGCAACCTTTATCAGTTCAAGGATAAACGTGCCGTATGTAAGATACCCACAGTCAAAACCAGTCTCATCGGTCAGCCCTTTCGCACAAGCGCAAAGCCCCATTATTCTTCGCCCTCCTCTCTCTCCTCATACAGCGGACACCCGCAGTTCACAAAATCGGCGCAATAGGGGCTATCCCCATTGAAGCACGCCCAAGTCCATTCCTCGTGCCATTTGCAGCCGACACAGCATTTGCTTTTCATGTCCTCACCTTCTTACTCAGTCTGTTCCAGCTTGCCGTAGCGGCGCTCTGGCTCCACCCTGACAGAGTGAAACCGCAACTCGCGCAGCGCACATAATACCTTTCCGGCACATGAATACCGATTTTGCGCTCACCGCTGTCTCTTCCACAGTGGGGACATACCTCCAACTGACCGCTTGGTTTTCTGTTATACTGGTTCATCACTTATCCTCCTCCGGCAGAATAACGACACCGGCAAGTTCCCCAGTGTCAGCTGTGCGGCGCCGAATAAATGCTCCGCTTGCCCCGAAACAGGGTTTTTCTCTATTGCTTTCCATCTTCACCACATCCTTACCTGTGCCATATGCTCCGCAAACCGCTGTTCTTGCAGTTGAAAGTATGTCGGCTCGATCTCGCACCCCACAAATTCAAATCCGAGGTTGTAGGCCGCTATCCTGCTGCTTCCACTGCCCAAGTGTGTATCCAGTATGCGCCAGCCTTCTTTGGTGTACTTCTGCAGCAGCCACTCGTACAATGCCACGGGCTTTTGCATGGGATGGATCCTCTTTTCGTTCAGCGCCTTGTTGCCCTGCTGCGTTGTGCCGTCCGTGATGCTTTTCCCCTGAAACATTCCATTCCACATATAGCGGAATATGCGAACGCTGTCATGGCAGTTTGTCGCCGCGATCTCACAGTCCGAAAAAGAACTGTTTTCGTTACATTTATCCCAAACGATGCGGCCCGGAGGGAAAACAACATCAAAGTAATTGCATCCCCATACGATATATTTTTTCGCCACGCGCACCAACTCGGAAAAGTAGTTGATGCCTGGCACATCCCACTTCGGTGATATGGGATAGTCCCTGTGTACGCCTATGGGACTGACCTTGCAGCCGTAATACCCTCTGCGTTCCGGGCCGGTAAAGTACGGAGGGTCTACAATGGCAAGGTCAAACGCCTTATCCGGTAGCGTCCGCATATACTCCATGCAGTCCACGTTCAATGCGATCTGCGCGCTCATTCCATGTACTCCCTCCACTTCTTATCCAGCCCCTTCGCCCGTAGTGTCCTACCATTCATGGTGTACTGGCGCATCCGAAGCATGAAACTTTCCTCGTGGCAGCAGTCGCAGTAGCCCTTTTCCGAAATGTCCTTTGACGCATCCAGCGCAATGTCATGGGTAGGCCGCACGATATACTCCTCTGCCATTTCTTCTATGCACTTGGGGCATAGTTTGGCGGTGCATATCTTGAAAATTGCTTTATCCGTCCCCACCACCGACCTCCCGCGCATCAAACATACCACAAGGCTTTTCGTAGCCATGTACCAGCACATTTGTCTGGTGCGGACATCTACCGTAGTATCCGTCACCCTGCGGCGTAAAAAGAGCGCAGTCCTTGCAGAAATTGCCAATGCCAAGAGAAACCTTCAGATCAGACACGGCCTCGTCGATATACCGTTCCAGTCGTTCCTCACGGGGTTCGGTAAACCACTTCTTCTTGAACTCCGCAACGGACCGGTTCCAAGCACCCTCGCCGATGTCCCCGGAGTCGTACCACTCCCGGCAATGGAAAAGCCGCGCCATGTCCTCCGCCAGCTCCACCAGCTCCTTGTCCTTCAGGCAAGAGGCGTATTCCTCAAGCTGGGCGTAAAAATAGTTCATAGACCCGCCAGACATTACATTTCCTCCTTTCTCTCGCCGTAGATGTACTTATCCATGCTGCTTCGTCTCCTCCTGAGTCTGGTTGAGCAGCATGATTTCTTCCAAGGATAATTCGTTGCGAGCAACTGCCAGCACCTGCCTGTCCGTCAGGCCGTACTTGTCTCTAAGTGGCGCCAAAATCGCACACATATTCTTCTTGGTGAAGGGGACCTGCCCAGACGTGAGCTTGCTGTAAGCCTTCTGAATTTCAACGGCTACTTCTAACTGCATAGTTTAATATCTCCTTTCAGTCGATGAGTTGATGCTGCAACCCACGCAGCGCACTTTCGCAGGAAGTCGGGCGCTCAACGTTCAGTGCTGTCGCCTCCGTCCATCTTCGCCAGTTCCACAAACCTAAGAACCGTGTCCACAATCGTCTTGTTAATTCGCTCCTGCAAACTGCATCTGTTTTCGCAAACAACAGGCATTTCAGATAGATCCTTGTTATAATAGGTTGTCTTACGAACGACCCACTTACCGTCCCAAAAATCGATAGAATAGCCGCTGGATTTCGCCGCCTCCATCTTTGCCGACTTTGCAGCACCAGTTTTCACAAAGTAGCTTTCTCGCGTCACCCACGGATTTTTGTAGATTTTCATTCCGCACCGTCCATCTTCGCCCCGCAGTTGGGGCAAATAGGGTATACGCCATTTTTATCCCACTGATAGTCTCTGTGCATCGCTTCCCCGCCGCACTCCGAACAGTCACAGCAATAATTATTGTTCTTCCAGTGCGGTCGTATCCACCGCCCATACACCACCGGTGCAACATCAGCGGCTGGGATTTCGTCTAAGAGTTGTTCTGCGGCGTAGGCGTATTCAATATGCAACAGCCGCTTCGCCTTTTCTCGCCCAATGTATTCAGCCATTGTCAGCCCTCCATATTTTCCACATATCCCCAGCTCTGGAACGGACGCTTGAGGTGCAAGCTCTCGTTTCCGCAGGTGCCGTCGCTTTCTCGGTACATAGCGCAGCTCTCGCAGTAAAGGTCGTTGACGCATACCCGTCGGAACTCGCCCAGCTCGCGCGGCGCGTCGTAGATTTTCAGGTCGGAGATATGCCAGCCGTAGCCCCGCTTTTCTCTTCCAATGTAGGCAGCAATTCCTTCATACGGCAGACACGCCTGCCACATACACTCAAAATTCCAATCTTTGATGCAGCCGTTATCATACACATCAATCGGGAATATCCTATCGCACACGAACTCGCCGATGACCTTCTGGCGCTTACCCCACAGATCACACACAGAGCCCTCGTCCGTCTTTATGAAAACAGGCTTCCCGCGGTAAATTTCGCCGTAGTTCTCGTCGCCATCTTTCAGAATGGTAATGAGACGTTCCCTCGCTTTCGTGCAGTAGATATAGCACTTAAACGGCGTTTCCAGCTTCGGGCGCGTCTTTCGCACCTCAATAGTCTTTTCGCCCCTACAAATCTTCTCGCACCGCTTCGGGCGGATGCTTATCATCACGGCTCTGCTCATGCCTTTTCCTCCCGCTTCCTGTCTTGCGGCACATCCTGCGTATATGCACCAGCAGGATATACGTCGTCATTGAATCCCATTTTCACCGGCTTTACGCCTTTCGGAACGACCGCATAGATTTTGTCGTCATCCGCATCGCTTGGCGCACGCGACATTTCCTCCACGACCTCAAATTCATAAAGCAGCGGCTTTTTCTTCTCCCAAAACCGCCACCACTTGCTTCGGGTGTAAACAATCCGCTTGCACTCCAAAAACGGCCAGTGGATGGAACGCTTTCCGACCTTCGGATTTCCTGCCGCCAGTTCAGGCGTTACCATCCAAATGAACCGCATACCCTTGGTCAGTTTCACGCAACTATTTTCGCGTGCCTTTTGTACCCTGAAATGGCACACATCGTCCGACGCCGACAAAACATCCTCCGGCAAAGCATCTTCCGGCTCCACGCTATACCAAAACCCGTTCATGCCTTTTCCTCCCGCTTCAAGATACCCATTCCGACGCACAGTTCGATCAGCTTGTCATCTTCCAGATCAATAGCCCTCTGCGCGATGTCACGAAGATACCCAGAAAGCAGTTCGAGGCCAACGGAGATGCCAAAAGCGTTTTCTTTTACGACTCTGCTTTTGCTCTCACTCAGCGTTCTGTCGATGTTCGATAGCAGATTGTTGTAATTCAGTTTCATTCTCATGGCTGTTCCTCTTTCAGTTCCTTGTGTCGTTTTTGGTGGCAGTTGCGGCACAGCGAAACGAGGTTCTGTGCCTCATCCCCGCCGCCCTGCGCCACCGGCAGGATGTGGTGGACTTCCATGTTCCCATCGTCAATGGGAATAGCCATTCCGTGCTGGTTGATAAAGGCGTGGAACTCTCCGCAGTCCTGACAGGTGAAGTTGTCCCGATACAAAATGCGGAGCGAATACGGATCCCGTCCACGGTTCCACACCGTCAGGTTGTCGAACTGAGCACGGCACTGGTCGGAGCAGAAGCGGCGCCGTTTGCTTTTTAACTCTCCGCCGCACCACGGACACTGACTGGGCTTTTCGTACTGGGGCTTATCGAAAAACACGTTTTCTGCACCGTATATCTTCACCGCTTCGTACAGAGGAGGAAACGGCCTTCGCTTGCCATGCAACTCCCAGTAGCGTTTGTATTTGCTCATTCGGCGCATCCTCCCGGCTTTGCCAACGGTCTGTACACCGTCTGCGTTCCCTTAATGTGCGGCATGAGCCAAACACACCACATCACATCCATCAATGGGCTGCCGCCGTGGTCGTCCTTGAAAAAGAAGTCCGGCCTCCATGTCAAGGGCAGTATGTAACTGGGCGGGACCTCATCAAACAAAGATAAGCGGCGTTTCGCGTGCCAGAACTGTGACTTCACCAGAAACGCAAAGGGCTTGCCCAGAGACGCCGCCTTGCGGATAAATTCCTCTGCCCGCGCAAAGGGCGGGTTTGTGATGATCCAGTCAAAGCCAACAAGCAGCCGCTTGAATATATCCGGGCTTAAAAAGTCAAATCCTTCGGATATGTCCGTCCCGAACGACCCACCGTACCCGCACGCCCTGATTGTCTCCAGCATATCCCCCTCACCTACCGCCGGTTCCCAGATCACCGTGTTCTCCGGCAGACGAAGGAAATCAAGCAGTGCCACCGTCACCTCCGGCGGCGTCGGGTAAAAATCCGACTCCCTTCTGCCAATCGCGCTGTTTCCGCCCGCTATGCGGCTTGCCTGTAAACTATCCATGTCTTTCCTCCATCATCCTCGCCATCCTCATATCCAGCGGTTCCCCGCGGAACTTTATCTCCGGCGCAAAGGTCATCATGCGCTTTGGCCTGTTGCTCACGCGCATCTTGTAGCACTTTTCAAATTCTCTCGCATACCATTTCCAGAAGATATACCCGTAAGGATTTCCTTCGTTGTGGCTCTGCAGCGCAAGCAAATGGCACATTCTCCGGTTCCATATAACGGCGACATCGCCATCTCGCGGTGCAGGAATATACGCTACCGGTTCCCAGCCGTATAACCGCTTGGTGTGCAAGTGCCACGCCTCAGTAAAAATCAGGCGGCTCATACCGCCCATGCCGGTCGTGTAATAATCTCTCAGGTTCTCGGTCAGCCTACGGTTTATAGATGACATATCATCTCACCTCCAAGTGCTCGCGCCTGAAGCAACTTCCACCAGATCTGTTCGTCAAGGCGGTATGTCACCTTCGGCTTGAACTCCATAAATGTCGGCCGGGGTTCTGCCCTGCCTATATCGCCCACATCTGCAAGACCATCAAGGAACTTGTGTACGGTCTGCATGAAGAACGCCGCCGCGATCTGCTGTCCCTCGGTAAAGCTCCCCGGCTTCGCGCCCAGGACGAACTTGCACCAGTTATAAACCTCGTCAACGCCGTACTGCTTCGCCCTTAGATTGAGTGCTTTCAGTGCCTTTTGAACTTCATTGAAAAGCGCACTCTTCTCCGCATATCCAATGCTCATCTCAATACCTCACTCCGATGTAGTCTAGCACCCGCGCATAACCGAGGCCGTCTTTCGTGGGCTTCCACAGCCCGTCCATGTCAAATGCGCCGCCGCCGATGCAGAATTGGTAGTGCTTCGGGTGCGTCAGTTTCATGCGTTCAAAGCGGTTGACGCCCTTTTCGAGGTGCGCCCCGAACGCGCAAAACATACATCCCGTCCTCTGGCATCCCGTGCAGTGCAGATTGCAGTCCACCAGCGTCGCATCGTAGTCGTTCTCGCCGTCGCTGGCTACGATGTCGCCGTACACGCTGGCGTAGGGAAGCTGGCGGTCTATGATGAAGCGCAGCACATCCTGCTCCGTCCAAAAGCTCATGGGCTTAGATAAGGGACGCTTTCCCTCAAAAGCGTTGCAGCCGGTTTCGCGCCATTTTTGCATACGCAGCAGACTTTCCTCTGCCATTGTTGCCGTCGTGGGTTTGACATTCGCTCGGTGCTCATAGCTCTTTGACGGGGACTTTTTCATAATTCCACAGCACCTGTCTGATATGAGAAATGGAGCCGAAAGCAAATACTCCCACTTTTCACAGTTGTACATACTCTTTTCCCCATCGGCGCGTAAGACTTCCCCACGCAATAGCTTCATACTTCGGCTCTCCGGTGATCGCCGCGCTGTTTCTATCCGGTGCGCCACATCTTTTCCTATGACGCTATACCCGTACTTCGTCACCACCTGCCGAATGTTCATCTTCGGGCGTAGACGGTGAAGGTTTACGGTCACGCGGGGGAACTCCCTCCGCAGCCAGTCGGCGTACTCGTTGACAAACTTCTGTATCTCTGGGTACTCCAGCCCAGTGTTCACAAACACCAAGTTCAGCTCCCACGGCGGTGTCCTGAAGCTCGACAGGTACCGCGCCGCCAGATACGCCAGCACCGTGCTGTCCTTGCCGCCGGAGAAACTGACATAACACTGCCCGCCCCATGCGGTGTACCACTCGTCCAGCTTTTCGTAGGTCAGTATCTCCTTGTCCTGCACGTCCAGCGCCATCAGTTTCCTTGCCGCCTCATTCGTCAGCGGCTGGTTTATCCGTCCCATGTATCTCGTTCCCACTTCCATCACAGGCAGAACTGTAGATAGTCCTGCAAAGTTTTTTTCGCACGGTTCACGCTTCGGCTCACCGTCGATTTATTTACCCCGAACCGCTCTGCCAGCTGCTCCATTGTCAGGTGCTCCGAATAGTACGCCAATAAGTACATCCGCTGTTTCTCCGGCAACTTGGACAGCGCCGCCGGCAGTTTTCTTTTCAGCCGAAGAAGCCTTTCTGCGTTGTCCTCTGCCCTCTCGTCCCGAAACCTTTGTGCGCCCAACAGGTTTTCCATAACAGTTTCTCGCGGCATAGTCGGCTCTGAACTCCTCATCGAGCCAATACCCCCTCTCGTAATATGACCGGCAGGCTTTCTCCGCACGCCGCAGCTCGCGATACACCTCGCGCAGCCTATTTTCTATGTACGGGGATGGTGCCTCTGCCCACCGTAGCCGTTGTATCTGCATCCGCACTCTCTCGGCGCTCTCTGCGTATTGCGCCGCAATCTCGACTAGAAGCATTTAGCCCCACCTCCTCTAACTTGCCGACCACTTGTTCCCAGCCCTTTGGCAACCGGTAGTTTAATCGCCGTGTCAAGGGAAACAGAAAAACTTTTTTCACCACAACGCAACATCCGTGTCAACACCATGCCGCCACCCTTGCACCACCGCCGCACAAAGGCCGTACCTTCCCCTCACATATATGGCGCTTGCGCCCGCCGAAATTTTTATTTTTCGACCTCGACCTTTTGACCGTTTTGTTTTTTCGACCCGGTTTCAAAACCACCCCCCTACCCCTAACCTGCCGGTAACTTGCCAAAGCACCGTTTATTGTTTTAATTACCGTATAAGGGCCTTGAAAAGGAACATGGAGACGGGAAGGAGAGTTGCGGGGCACGAGAGAAAGTTGCGCGCCTTCCGAATTGTAAACCTGCCCCCCTCTGGGCCCCTCGGTGGTCAGCATTTCGCGGAGCCTGCCGCCCATCGGCGGGGCTTCTTGCATTTTTGCGGCGATTTTGCAAGAAAAGCGCGCCGCTGGTGCAGTCTTTCGTTTGTATTACTATATATAATGCAAACGAATGTGTTTTTTCTTGCAAGTTATCTTGCATTTCGTTTCTTGCGCGGAAATTTTGCCAGTTTTGCCGCCCTTCGCTAGTGGTGGGCTGTGCTTGCCTGATGTTTGCCGTTGGGAGCAGGGGCAGCCGCCGCCGCTGCCGGTCACCGTCTGCCCGCCGTTCGGCCTGGAACATAGGTCGCTGGGCGACTCCTCTCCCCTCCCCTCTCCGCTGCTCTTTTCTTCTGGTCAGCGCTCCCCGCTGGTGGTCTCCGTTTTTCTCCGTTGTTCTCCTGCTTCGTATGTCCTGCTGGGGGCTTTGGCGCTCGTTTCTGTTCCGCTGGGGTGGTTATATACGGGGATATATTCTTTCTTTATTCAACCGCGCCCGGAATAAACGCGCGCGCACGCGTGAGGGGCTGCTGCTCTTTCCCGCTTCTTTGCCCTCTGCGGGGCTGCTGACGGCGTTTTTCTCTGGGGGTCGGTGTCGGGGCGTTCCCTCAACTACAGGAAAGCGTGGCGGGGCGTTTCTGTTCGATTTCTATATTTGCGGGGGCATTGTCAAAAATCTACACGGGCATAAAATTAGCACCGCTGGGGCGGTTTTGGTTCCGTCCTGGCGGTGCTGGTTTGCTCTTCTTCGGTTGTCTGTTCTGGGTCAGGCGGTGACGATCTCCGCGGCGGTGTATAGCTGCGCTTTGCCCTCTGGGGCGATGTTGTACAGGGTTCCCGGGCTGGTGGTGTTGTTGGTCGTCATGGTGCCTTGTCTCCTTCCTGCGCCCTGCTGGGCGCGTCCGTGGTTAGTCCTCTATGATCTCGCAATAGATGCCGCCGGCCAGGCTCTGGCATACGATGCCCGCGCCGTAGCGCCTTAAAAAGTCGTTCAGCTCGTCCCGGTCAAGGTGCGGATCCCCTTGGTCGTCCTCGGTGTACCAGTGTTCCACGGCGGCGAAAACGTGGATTTCCTCCGGGTAGTATAAGCCGATATGCTCGGCCAGCTCTTCCAGGTCGCGGAACTCCAAAAAGCGCCCTTCTGCCTGCTTCTGCTCCGTCCTGCTCATGCCTCCGCCTCCTCTCCCTGCTGCGCGTGGTAGCGGTCCCGCATGGCGTACAGGCGGCGGGAAATGGTGGACCGGTCAACCATCAGCGCGGCGGCTATCTCCGCCGTAGTGTACCCGCGGGCGGTCATGGTCAGCGCTACGCGGTCCACCTGATCCCGGGCGACGCTCTCCACGCTCTCGCGCAGGATCGCGGCGGCCTCCGGGCTGGGTGCTATCGCGTCGCAGTCCGTCCCGGCCTCGGTGTCGATCTGCCAGCGCTCGGCGCCGTCGTCGTCAATGGTGGCAGATATGGCGCGGGCGTGTCTCTGCTCGGCCCTGCTTATGCTGTGCGCGGCCTGGGCTGCTGCCCGGTACAGGATCACCGCCAGCGGCGCGGGCGCGTCCTGGGCCTCGTTACGATCCAGCGCGGCGCCCATCCGAGTCCAGGCGTCGGCGGCTACGGTCTGCGCGTCGTCCTCGGTCTCGATCCACGCGGCGCCGGTCTGGTTGCGGGCCTCTGCCTTCCGGCGCACGGTCCAGGCCATCGCCACAAGCGCCTTGTACTGCTGTTCCCCGCTCATGCTCTCCCACTCGGCGCGGGCGGTCTTGGTGTTCTCGTTCATTGTCTGTCGTCCTCCTTGTAAATAGTAGTTATGGGGCGGGGCTGATACGCTCAACCCCTCCGGAAACGTCAGGCGGTCCGCCTGATATAGTCCCGCGGATTCGCGGCCACCTTTGCAACGGCCTTTGCAACTGCGCTTTTGCGGTAACGCCTGTCGGCGTCGCTGCCCCATCGGTGCGTCTCGTAGTGGTTATTGATGTCCTCGATGTCGTCAAAATTGATGCCGTTTCGGTTCATGCACTCCCGGGCCATCGCGGGGCACCACTCGCCAGACTTCTCCAGGGCTTCGCGCTCCTGCTGGTTGATCGTCAAAATGGGCATTTTCGGCGCGGGCTCGATTTCAACAATCGGCTTTCCTTTCCGCTTGGCTTCCTCCACGTCGGCGGCGGTGGCCTCGGAGACCTTGCACCATTCATATTTTGCGGAATAGTGCGCCTCCACGGCCTCGGCGCTCTCGGCGTGTGCGATGTTGGCACAGTAAACGCTTTCGCTGTACTGGAAACTTACATTGAAATACTTTTTCATGTTGTCGACCTCCAAAAAATATTTATTGAATGTTTCTACTTGATATTATAAAGGAATTACTTTCAATTTGCAACTGTCACTTTCAACAAATTATTTCAATTGGAAATGTGCAACTTGACAAATTAAACAAATCGTTGTAAGCTATGCACAAAAAGCGGCTTTACCGGTAGACTATAAGCAGGCCGCCCGGAAAGAGGTGATACAAAATGCAGGTTTCTAAACTCGTGCGGCGTCTCCTGCTGGAGTACAATATCAGCGGAAGCGAATTAGCGCGGCGCATGGGCACCACCCCGCAGAACATCAACCAAAAAATCAACAATGACAATTGGTATGTTTCATCCTTGGCCGCCATCGCCGCCGCCCTGGGCTGTGGCTTCTCGGTGTCCTTCCACCTGCCGGACGGCCAGACGATGACCGCGGAACAGCCCGCCCCGGCGGAACAGTCGGAGCAGATCACCCCCACCACCTGAACAGCAGCCCCGGAAAAATGCGGGGCAAAACACGAACAGCGCCCCCGGAGATTTTCCGGGAGCGCTTTTTTCATGCCCGAACAGGGCAGAAAGGAAAACATAATGCAAGAGAAAATCGAAATCCAGGGACGTTTCACCCCCTGGCACGAGGCCACAAAGGAGCAGGCCGCCCAGCTTGCCCGCCACCACTTGCACAACCTGCCCGCCATCCCGGAGGCCCAGCGCCCCGCATACATCGAGGCGCATTTTCTGCGCGGCGCGACCTGTGCGGACGTGCTGCCGGAGCTGACCGCCGAGAACGCCACCCCCGGCGAGTATTTCACCCACTCCGGCGCCGTTGTCTGCTGTCTGCGTCCCTACACCCTCACAGAAGAACAGGCCAACGAAAACAGCCTCTTATATCTGGATCGCTGCGAGTTTCGCACGGTCGAAACCGGCCTATATTGCGATACCGTTTTACCGGGCAGCCGCACAATGACCACTTGCGAAAACTGGAAAATCTACAGAAAGGAGGCCGCCGCCCTATGACCGTCTTTTCCTACATCGTCACCGCCACCGGCGCCGCCACCCTGGCGGCGCTTTTTGTTCGCCTGCTGGACCGGATCGACCAGCCCCGCAAACGCTGAACAGCCGCGCCGCCTCTGGGGAGTTGGGCGCACCAGCTCCACCCCATCGAGAAAAGTAAATTTGTTCCCTTGACACGGGGAACAGACTACACAACAGGAGGGACACAAAATGAACACCAACAAAACCGAATCCATCCGCTTTTTCTGGAACGGAATCAAGGTAAACGGCGGAAAGCTGATCCGCTGTTACTACTTCACCGACAGCCGCAGCGACAGCGTGACCATCAGCGCCCGCGATTATGACCACCTCCCCCGCGACCTGTTCACCGTCAAGAACGAAACCGACCTTTACACCGACTATTTTGATAGTGATAGCGCCACCCTGACCCCGGCGCACCCCCTCTATAAGTACGCCCGCGCCGCCGCGCTCAAATCCGCCATGCGCGGCGAGCCTGAGTATATCGCCAAACTGGAACAGGATGAGCAGGACGCCAAGCAGCCGGGCCGCTACCACTGGCGCAAGCCGGAGGACATCCGCGCCGAGATCGACCGACGGCAGGCACAGCTTGACCGCAACGCCGCCGAGCTGGCCACCCTGCCCAAAGGCCACCCCACCGCCGCCGACGTGGAAGCCGTCCACGAGATGAACACCGCCGCCGAGTCGGCGCGGCTGGCGCGTGAACACGCCGAACAGCTGGAACGCCGGGAAAAGACCATCCGCACCCGCAACGAAAACCGCGCTTTCATCGAACAGACCGCCGCCGCGCACCCCATCAAGGACGGCGCCCCGGTCGTCACCGTGGAATGGAGCGAAAACGGCGCTTTTGATGATGGTATGAAATTCTCCGTCGCCGCCGCCGAGATCATTTTCAAGACTCTTGATGAGAAAATCGCCAGCGGCCAGGAACGCGGCTATGACAAAACCAGCTTTTCCATCACCTACACCGACGCCGACGGCGAGCAGGACACATATAAAGGCCGCTATGACCTGGGCGACAACGAGGGCGGACTCATCGCCCACATTCGCAGCTTTGGCGCGTTCCTGCGCGACAAGGGCAATTTTGGCAGCGGCAAGCCCACCGACGAGGACAAGGAGACCGGCGCGGCCATCGTCGCTGTGGCCGACCTGCTGGAACAGTACACCGAGGGCGGGCGCGTGGTCTCCGTCATGCCCGCGCCCTGGCTGGAAGAATACAAGCGCCGCAAGGCTGAACAGGCACAGCAGGAGCAGGAACAGGCCCGCCAGGACTTCGCCGACATTCTGGAATCGGTGCAAATGCTGACGGATGAACAGCTTGAACGAGCTGTTTTCGCCATCAGCCCCACCGATAAAGAGAAAATCGACGTGGCCCGCTTCTTCCTTCAGGAGCTGCACCGCCGCGACGAGGCAAACGCCCTGGCGGTGTTCCGCCGCTGGAAGCGCGGTGAAAATCCCGAACAGCCCGACTAAAAAATCCACATCCCCACCACGAACAGCCCGCCCCGGAGGTCACGAGGGCAGAAAGGAAACAAAATGAACGACCGCACCGCCGCCACCGCCGCCCGCTTCGGCATCTCTGAACAGTGCGCCGCGCTGCAGCGCGACCTGCTGACCCTCCCCGGCGCCGTCAAGGTGGAATTTGATCTCGATGGATTTTATGACCACATGGAGCAGGTGATCCTGCTGGTGAAATTCGATATCCCCGTTGTGAACGAGAACTATTACCGCGACCTTCGCGCCCTGCGCCAGGGCGTGATCGACACCGCCGCCCGCCACGGTCTGACCCGCACCCCGGACACCATCCAGAACTACGGCGAACACCTGTATTTCGTCTTTCACCACGACAGCACATGGGAACACCCCGTGACTGAACAGCACGACTAAACCACGGTGAGGAGGAAACCGCATGAACAGCCAGAACAGAAGCACCGCACAGCCCGTTGTAAATGTGATCGTCTGCATCAAGGGCGGGCTGGTGCAGAGCGCCTATACAAACGCTCACGGCGTAACCGTCAATTTTGACGTGATCGACCTTGATATGAGTAATTCCCCGGATGATGCCGAGCTGGACGAGCAGGGGCAAAATCTGGAAATGATTGCCCGCATTGAACACGATCCAAACTGGAAAGCCATCTACTAAAACCGCACAGGGGCGGCCACGCCGCCCCTCCACAAACCGAACACCAAGAAAGGAGAAATCACCATGTCCACCATCAAGTATCCCATCCCGGAGGCGGCCGCCGCCCGCACCCACTGCGACGCCATCGCCGCCAATGCCGCCGTTTTGAAAGACGTTATCACCGGCGACCCCACCAGCGACACCGCTACCAACGCCCTTTCCGCCATCCGCCACAGCCTGGACGAGCTGGAAGCCTACGCCGAACAGCGCCGCCAGGAAAACAGCGAACAGCGCGACGATACCCCCTATAAGCACGTCTATTTCCGCCTGAACTCCGGTTATGTATGGGGTAAGGGAATGGACCAGGACAAGACCGAGAATTTCTACAGCGACATTCTGGGTCTGTTCGCCGCCGAGGGCTGGACCATCACCCAGCCGTACCGGAACGGCAACGGTGCCACCGTCGCCAACGGGAACAGCTCCCTTTATATCCACCCGCAGGAGGTCAGCGGCTACGTCACCGAGGAATTGATCCCTGCCGTTTCCGCCGCGCTGGAACACGGCTGCACTTTCCAGCACTACGCCACCGACATCTACGAGACCGCCTACAACTGGACGGCGCAGCAGTACCGGGGCTATCTGAACAGCAAGCGCGGCGACATCAACGCCGCCCTGCTGGAAGCGTTCAAAACGCCCCGGCGCAACCTCTATAAATTCGACTACAACGCCCTGCCCGTGGTCATCAGCAAATTCCACGTCCAGCGCCTGGACGGCCAGAACGGCCATTGCACCGGCGACATCACCGAGCAGGTGATCCGCCAAATGTTCACCGCTCTTGTGAACACCGGCAAGATCGACCAGGGCGAGACCAAGAACGGCACCGCCTACCGCACCGCGCCCCAGCGGCGCACCTGACGAAGAAAGGAGCCCCCATGCCCACACGGATCAAGACCCACACCGCGGCCACGGAGCAGGAGCGCCAGCAGCTCCTCTCCGCCGCTGCCGCCCTCCGCACCGCCGCGCCGTACCTCAACGCCGAACAGCGAAAGCGCGTCTGTCAGGCGGCGAACAACTGTATTGAACAGCACCGCCGCACCCTCCACACCGCCGAGCTGGCCGCGCTCATCGCCCAGCGCGACGCCCTCACCGCCTGAACACCAAACCAAAAATTCACAAGGAGGCCACCGCCCATGTTTACCTACGCCACCAAGAAAAACCGTTATGGAGATGAACACATTGCCGTTTCCGCCCACGACGCCGAGATCGCCACCATCAAGGCCAGTTCTTACTACGGCAACACGGAATATATTGTCAGCTCCACCATCGGAGATGACGACCGCGGCGACTACCTGGGGCGCGCCTCCACCATCGCCGGGGCGAAAAAGAAGATCCGCGACTGGTACAGCGACCACAGCGCCGCCGTAGCCGCCTCAGCAGCGAACAGCCGCGCCGCCGATCTCCGCCGCCTGCCGTCCTTCGACAACAGCGGCTTTTACCCCACGCCCTCCAAGCTGGCTGGGAAAATGCTCTCCTGCGTGGACTGGAAAAATGTTTTTTCTATCCTCGAACCCTCCGCCGGTAAAGGCGACCTTGCCGATGCCGTTACCGCTTTCGCCCGCAACTACAGGAACGGCCACCGTATATCCTTCAACGAGAACGACACCTACATAGACTGCATCGAGCGCGACAGCGACCTTGCCGCCCTCCTGCGCGGCAAGGGGCTGCACGTGGTCCACGATGATTTTCTCACCTTCCGCAGCTTCAAGCAGTACGACCTCTGCATCATGAATCCGCCTTTTGACAGCGGCGACGAACACCTTTTGCACGCCCTCTCCCTCATGGAGCGCGGCGGTCAGATCGTGTGTCTGCTGAACGCGGAAACCATCCGCAATCCCTACACCAATCGGCGAAAAGTGCTTGTGCAGAAACTGCACGAACACAACGCCCGCATTGAATTTATCGAAAATGCATTTGTCCATGCCCAGCGCCCCACCGACGTAGAGATCGCGCTGGTCTATGTGAACATACCGAAAAAAGAAATCCCCAGCGACATTCTTTCCTCCCTCCGCCGCGCCCACGAAAAGAGCACTTCAAGCAGCGAACAGACCACCGACCTTGCCTCCGCCGACTGGCTGCAGAACATGATCGATGGCTTTGAATTTGAAGCAAAATTGGGTGAAAAGCTCATAGGCGAATTTAACGCCCTGCGCCCCTTTTTTGAAAGTGGCGAAAAATACTCAAAGCCCCTTTTGTCGCTGGAGGTCGGCGTCAAGAACCCCGGCAACAACGCCACTATCCTGAACAGCTACCTTTTCGGTCTCCGCGCCAAGTATTGGAGCAATCTCCTGCGCCGCCCGGAACTCACCGACAAAATGACCTCTGCCATGCAGCAGGACTATTCCAGCAAGGTCGATTCTCTTTCCGAGTACGATTTCTCCCGGTACAACATCGAAACCGTCATGCGGGAGATCGCCCACCAGCTCTCCCGCGGCGTCGAGGATTCCATCCTTGATCTGTTTGACACCTTCTCCGCCAAGCACTCCTGGTACCCGGAGTGCGCCAACAACATCCATTACTACAACGGCTGGGCGACGAACAAGGCCCACAAGGTGGGCATGAAGGTCATCATCCCCTCCAACGGCTGCCACGCCAGCTGGGGCCGAGAAAAGCTGGACAGCTACCGGGTGAACAGCCTGATCTCCGATCTGGAACGCGCTATGAACTATCTGGACAGAGGCGAAACCTCGTTCCACACGCCCATAGGCAACGCCATCCGCATCGCCAACGCCGACTACACCAACAAGGCGGATTTCACCTACTTTACCTGCACCTTCTACAAAAAGGGCACCTGCCACATCAAATTTAAGCCGGAGGCGTCCCGCATCATCGACCGTCTGAACATCTTTGCCGGTCAGAAAAAGAACTGGCTGCCGCCCACCTACGGCAAAAAGCACTACGCCGACATGACCACCGAAGAACAGGCCGTCATTGACGACTTCCAGGGTGCGGACAGCTACGAAAAGACCATCGCCGACCCGTCCATGCTCATCACCTCCGGCAGCGCCCTCATGGCGCTGCCCGGAATGTGAGCGAACACCACACGAAAGGAGCACCACACCATGACCCCCGAAAAGCTTTTGGAAAACCTCTACGCCATAGCCTATTCCCTCCCGGAACAGGAACGCCGCTTTTTCTGCGCCATGGAACCCGCCATCGACCCGAACACCCACGGCGAGATCAACGCCGGCCACCAGCTGGCGCTCCTGATCCGCGCCATCCGTACCGACATGGCCCAGCAATACAAGCGGGACAACAAGCGCCGCACCAGAGACGCCGCCTTGCGGTGCCTGTACAACGCCTCTGTTTCCAAGCAGGGATGGATCCGTCCCCATTTCGCCGGCGCGTTTCTGGACGAACAGGGCCGCCAGTGCATCACGGACGGCTTTACCCTCCTGCGCTTGAACACGCCCTCCACCGCGCTGCAATGGGCGCCGCCGCCCAACGACCCTCACGTCTACGACACCATACCGGAGCTGCTGAACAGCGACGGCACCACCATCACCCTCAACCTACCAACTGCCGCCGAGGTACGCGCCAAGATCGCCAGCGACCGGGCAAAATACAAGGCCGAGTCCCACCCCGCAGGGGACACGCTTTCCACCTGCTTCAGCTGGGGCGACGGCCTGCCAATGGTCAACGCACTTTATCTGCTGGACATTCTGGAGGCGCTTCCGGGCTGCACCGCCGCCTGCCGCCCCGGTGAGCGGTCCTTAGTCTATTTCCACAGCCCGGACGGTGACGCACTCATCATGCCCATCCAGCAAGTACACCGCCGCAACACCGACGAACAGGAGGAACAGGAATGAAAAACAAATTCTGCCCCTACAAAAAGACCTGCCGCGACAACTGCTACGGCGAACTCCCTTGTGCATTTGCACAGGCCTTTGATGGCCTTGCCCGCAAGATCGACCGCAAGACCGTCTGCATAGAATCCCTGCGTGCAGAAAATGCAGAACTAAAGGCGAAGTTGGAGCAATCCGGTGCTATCTGACACCCGCCGCTGGAAACTCCCCGTTGCACCCCCGGCAAAACCGTGATAAAATTAAGCAAAAGTAAATTTTTGAGGAGGAACAGAACATGGACATCAACACCCACGGGCGGAACATCAATTTGGAAACGTTGGCCAACGCCTCCGACTCCACCAAGGGTCTCGGCTCCCGCACGGGGGAGTATGTGGAAATCTTTTATGACAAGTACACCGGCGATGCCTGGTGTAAGTATCACTGGGACCGTGAGGAGTGGACAGTCTATCACGACGAGGACGTTACCAAGGTCGGCCTCGCCACCCGCTTCAAGACCCCGCAGCAGATCGCGGACATGATCGACAACACCCTGACGGAGGACGAGCGGAACGAGCGCGAGAACGCCGCATATTTGAGAGGAGGTGTGCAAGCGTGAACACGCAGGATCTGATCCAGCGATACAAAATTGCCCTGAAAATCGACGAGCACGGCCAACCCACTGGGAATCTGGTTGTGTACCGCGCCGACAAAGCGGCTCTTGCCGCCATCAAAGCCGCAAAGCCGGAGATCGTCTCCGACCTGCTGGCGCAGCGCGAAGCTGGCCTCCGCGCCGAACAGGAACGGCAGGCAAAAATCGACGCCATTCCCGGACTGCGGGAGATCGAAGCCGCCCGCGCCGATCTGGTAAATTGGAAACTGGAATTTGATGCCAGCTTCGACGGCGAGAACGGCGGCGGCGTGGGTGTCTGCCCAAAGCCGAAGTACGACATGGACGCCATGTACGCCCAATACCCCCGCGCCAAGGCGTATCTGGACGCGCAGGATTTCGCGGCGTCCGAAAACGATGCAAAATCCGCAGCCGGCATGAAAGCGCTGGAGGCGATCATCAACGGTGAAAACCACGAACAGGCCATCCACACCATGAAAAGCGAGTGGGCGGCTTACTGCGAATCCCACCTCTGGGATTGACCCGAACAGCAGCCCCATCGACACGCGCACCCCGCGCCCACGCTCGACAAATACTACCACCCGCCGAGCGTGGGCGCGTTTCCCCTTTTTTGCGCGAACGGCGCACATTGAAAATCCCACAAAAAACGGAAAGGAGAGCAAAATGAAGATCGTCACCTGTCCTAAATGCGGCAACAGCGTACAGGATGAATTTGTCAAAAGGCGCAATGCGTGTCCCTATTGCGGCCTTCCGGCAAGTGAAGTGTTGGGAACAGCGGAACCGGAGGCAAAGAAAGCACCTACGAAGGATTCCTCTCCTCCGCAAAAAGCAAAGCCGGAGCCGACAGCAGCGGCAGGCGCGGAAACCTACACCTGTCCTGAATGCGGCGCAGCGATAACGTCCCCGCAGATCACCGCCAAAGGAATGTGTCCCAGCTGCGGCTGCCCAGCTGCCACGATCTACGGTGCCAAGCGGGAACAGGAGGACCAGGAGCGCAAGGAAAATCTTGCCAAGGAAGCCGCAGCGGCTGCGGCGCTCCCCAAGACTCCTGATGACCGTTACAAGACCACCGCTTCTAAACTGATGGACGTCTTCGCGTGGATCATCTGGATAGCCGGCGGCATCGGCTCTATCCTCCTGTCCATCCAAACCCATACAGTGGGGTATTATTACACCTACACAGAGTCCTATTTCAATTTCGTTACCTTCGCTATCGCGGCGGTCAGCTGCTTTGTCTCCGGTGCTATGTTTTACGCCGCATCCAAACTGCTGCTTGATCTCCATGCGGTCCGCGTAAATCTGGAACAGCTCAGCGAAAAGAAGGAGGCGCAGCAGTAATGGCCCTCAAGGCTTGCCCTCACTGTGGCCACAGCGTCAGCAATCAGGCCACATTATGCCCCCAGTGCGGCAAGGATCCTCGTTATACCGATGCAGAACTGGAGCAAATGGCTTCCCAGCAACAAAAGAAGAGAAAGAACGCCATACGAATCGCGGGGATCTCTGTCATAGCCATTTTCATTGTCCTATGTGCGATCTTTATTCCCTATTTTCTGAAATTGAAGTCTTACAATGCTGCCAAAGCCCTTTTCGATAAAGGGTACTATCCGCAAGCTGTACTGGCCTTTGACGAACTGGGAAACTATAAAGACTCTGTGCAGAAAGCATTGGATGCGCGGTATCAATACGCCGATAAAAACCGAGACAGGCGCAATCCAACCACATTGGAATATCTCGAGTGCCTGATCGAGGCAGACTATCCAAACAGCAGCTTGCTCTCCGATGAGGTCTACAAGTGGACCGGCGTTTCTTATGCGACACGCTGTGAAAACGGCTATCCAAGTACGACGGACTTCCGGACAGATGACCCTCTGTATTTTTACATAGAGGTAAGCGGTGGAAAACCGGATGAAGAAATAGACATTCAGTATCGCGTTGATTATTATGTTTCAGCGAATACCAAGCAGGCAGGATTTCCGTGGGATTCTGACTACGAAACACTTCCTTACAAGTTGAAAGACGGCGAATCTGCTTATGTTTGTTGGGAATCCGGTATCGGCACATTAAGATATGGGTGGATCACCATTACATTTTCTCACGCAGGGAAAGTGCTTTCCTCTACTGAGGTCCGCATACGGAATGCCACCACATCTTCAACCGCCAAAACTACCTACACGATTCCAGACACTGTATATCCCGAAAGTATCTCGCTTCCAGACGATACCTACACCGACATTACCCCCGATGACATCGGCGGGGATGTCTCTGATGACACCACGGTCGATTCTAAGGATCAGGAGCGAACAGTTCGCATTTACAACTCCGAAACAGGTCAGTGGGAATGGGCCGCACCCTCCGGCGGTGAGCAAACGCAGGAGAAGGACTCAACACCCAAAAAGAAGCAAAAGTATGTTTGCCAATACAATTCCGAAACCGGCACCTGGGACTGGATGTGGGTAGACGATGACTAACATAAAGCCCGCGCAACCTCAGCCGCGCGGGTTTTGCTTCATAGGAACATCCATTTTACAGCGGCGGCAGCAACAGTTGGAATCGAGATTGCCAAGATGACCGGCACCATGCAACCAGACGGCCGACCCCCAATCGGGACAAAGCAGTTGCTATGATTTCCGCGTCTGTTATAGGTGCAATATTCATTTCTGGCGCACATCTTGCAGGTCTGCTGCCCCCTTTTGGCTGGATTTGCGCGGTTTCTGAATCCAAACGAGAATGGCCTGTACATCAAAACTCCACCCTTTCATTGAATTTTTGAAAATCTCTCTTGACATTTTGGGCTACATAAATTATAATTAGTTTATGGGCTACATAAAGTGAGGTGAATAATTTGAGTCCACGCACAGGACGCCCGAAAGCCGAAAATCCGAAGTCAAACCCCCTCCACGTCCGCCTTGACGATAAAACGCTGGCAATTCTGGACGAATACTGCAAGCGTACCGGCAAGAAGCGCACGGAGGGCATACGCGACGGCATCATGCTGCTTCCGGGTAAATAAAAAGCAGAGCGCTCCATCCGACCAAAGATCAGCGCTCCGCTTTCCGCCAGCACCGCACGGGTGCCGTCTAAATCTCATTATAGACGCCGCCCCTGCGAAAGTCAACAGCTTTCCGCAGGGGATTTTTGCACCCATTTTTGGAAATCCACCCTCGGAATCCCTTGACACGGCGTATAGTATGCTGACTACCAAAGATAAACCGAAAGGAGAAACACCATGAATGAGTTATTGACCATCAGCAACGGCCAGCCCACTGCCAGCAGCCGCGACATTGCGGAGCACTTCGGCAAGGAACACAAGAACGTCCTACGTGACATCGAGAATCTGATTGGGGGTCTGCCCAATTTTGAGCATACCCCCATGTTCTTCAAAACCACCTACATCCACCCGCAGAATGGGCAGGAGTACCCCATGTACCTTATGAACCGCGACGGCTTCACCCTCCTCGCTATGGGCTTTACCGGCAAGGAAGCGTTGACGTGGAAGATGAAGTACATCAACGCCTTTAATGCCATGGAGCAGGAATTGCGCTCCCAGCAGCAGGGCCTGACCGAGGCAGACTTCTCCGCCCTGTCCTACGAGGCCCGTGCCATCATCAAGATGGAGCTTCAGCAAAAGCAGCAGGCAAAGCAGATCGCTGAACTGACCACCCAGCAGCAGGAAACACGCACGATGGTGAACCAGACACTTTCTGCTATCACCCGTCCCTCTACCTCCGATGCAGAGGAATGGAAAGAGGACATCAACCACACCATCCGTCAGATGTGTGAGGAATACGGTCTCAACTACCATACCACCATCGGTGAGATGTACGCCGAATTGGAAAAACTGGGTGGTGTCAACCTCAGCGTCCGGCAGAAAAATCTGCAAGCGCGTATACGTCGCGGCGGTGCTACCGTGGCCGAATGCCGCCGTATAAGCAAACTTCACGTCATCTCGCAGGAAAAGAAACTGCGCTGGTTTTACGAGGGAATCGTCCGCGCCTACCGCGCCAAGCTTGTCGCCTCCCGTATGCATTGATTACACCCCGTATACCCGCATTCACATCATACACCATTTATACAATAGGAGGAAATTTCTCATGACAGTCCTTGAAGCGTGCGCCATGCTGGAGATTGGCGACGGTATCAAACCCAATATCGAACTCACCTTCGGTTCCTGCGGCGTTCCCTTTAACCCCAAAAACGGCCTTGAAATGATGGCCTACGGCGATTTCCTCATCGAAACCTGCCACGTGTCTACCCTCGGCGTGGAGCTTGTCCTCAAGCAGCAGTTCTGCAAGAAAAACTGGAACGCATAAAGGCGGCGCGGCATGATCCCCTCCAACATTCATCTGGGCGATACCGTCACCCGGCACATCGAAGCCACCAACCGCAAAGCCACCGGCAAGGTCGTTTACATCCACCCGGAGGGCCGCTACTACACCGTCGAATTTGACCTCGGTCTATACAAATTCCGCGAGTCCTTCAACACCTGAAAAATTTTTTCAAAAACTTTCAGAAGTTCCCTTGACACGGGGCGCATACTTAAAATTGCCGAAGGGGAGACCCCTTCCCCGACGGCTTCGGTGTACCCCCCGAATTATATAAGCCCTTCCGTAAGAAAGGCTGCACCGGTCTTACATCCATTCTTCCGGTGTCCCCAGCGCAATTCTGGCAGGAACGCGGCCACCATGGCGCAAACCCCTTTCCGCCGCACGTCAGCTCGCCCACCAGGACGTAAACAAGGTGGGGATCCGGTGTCGTAGCTCAGCTGGCAGAGCAGCTCATTCGTAATGAGCAGGTCGTGGGTCCGATTCCCACCGATACCTCCAATTCTACGTGGACACCGCGAGTGACGAGCGTATAGCGGGACAGCCGTATGGGTGATGCGAAGTCCTGAAGTAAGCCCCTCAAGCCTCGATGTTGTAATTGCGGACACATGGAGACGTGCCCAAAAGCGAGGCCATTAAGTTCTCCTTCGAGCAGGTGTGTTCGGGAACGCTTAAAACTCTGCTGACGTAGAAGCGCCTGTGCGCCATCACATGATTGGCTGACGGCTCGGAAAGACGAGCACCCCCCTCATGCAGACGTAGCTCAGTCGGTAGAGCACACAGCGTTCCCGGCGCTGATCCCCGTCGTTGGTTCGATTCCAACCGTATGCACCAGATCCAGTGCTCATGCGAAGTACAAGCTGAACGGGCTTCCGGGGATAGAGCACAAGAAGGAAGCAGAAACGTGTACCTATCGGGGCTAACCGCAAGCAGCCGACACGCAGCGGTGACAGCCGGGAAAGACCGGCACCCCCCTCATGGAGATGTGGCAGAGTCGGTAATTGCGTTCTGCAACTCCCGGCAGGAACAGCCGTGTGTGAGTGACACGGGAGCACACGCGGCGAACGGAGGTTCGAATCCTCCCATCTCCACCATAGGCGTGACCTCTTGCCTCGCAGCCGCACGGAGCGTAAGCCTGCGGAAGTGGTCTTTCCTGTGCGCTGTACGAAAGCGGCAGGACGAAGTAATTTATGTATTGGCTGGCACCGGCTTTGTAAAGATGAACGGATGCGACCGACGTACCGGCGCAGGGCTGAAAAGTTCCGTGGTTGGTTCGGGTGCCGGCGTGTGCGGCGAAAATCCGAGGCGAAACCTGTAGATGTGGAAGCGGCGTGGTGGCGGCTGTCTTTGGACAAGGCCGCCGTGTAGGTCAGTAGCCATCCGCACCGGCACCCCACCAACTGTGTCCCCGCGAAATTTGCAGCGTTAGTGTTCAACGGTCAGCACACCAGCCTTCCAAGCTGGGAGTGGCGGTTCAAATCCGCTACGCTGCTCCATGCCCGCCTGATGGATAACTTCCCCCGTCAGGAATGAAACCTCCGCGTCTGGCAGCGGTGTCGCCGGGTGGAACCAGCCGGTAGCATGATTTGGGCGTGACAGCGAACGAAGGAACGCCCCCACAGGAGAGGCGGGCATTCCCCCGCCCGCCTCTCCGTTCTATACGCGGAAGCGCCATTGGGGCAAACGATATTTTCACCGCATACGAAACACAAAACTCTCCCTCATCATTTTCTGGTTTCCAACATCGTCGTTTCGCGGGTTCGATCCCCGCCTTCCGCACAACGGTCCATCATGGACCTCCTTGAAAAGCTGTGGCCGTAAGAAGCAGCTCCGGTTTCGTTCATTCCAGCTCCTGTTGAAATACAGGCAGGCCGCCATTCCCCCTTTTGGGCGGCGCGGTTCGGACCGACCCCGCCGCCCACCTACGGGACATTAGCTCAATCGGTAGAGCAGGCTGCTTATAACGGCCAGGTTCCGGGTTCAAGTCCCCGATGTCCCACCAGCCGCAAGGCGAAAAATCCAATAAACTACACAGAAAGGAGGCACATTCCATGACCAAGAGCGAGTTTATCTACGCTGTTGCAGCTGGTGCCAGCGTTTCCAAGGTGGAGGCAGACCGCGTGATCGCTGCCGCTGCCAACACCCTTACCGGCGTCATGCGTTCCGGTGACAGCGTGAATCTCCCCGGTCTCGGCATCTTCACCAGCAAACTCCGCGCCGCACACCCCGGCAAGAATCCCGCCACTGGCGAGACCATCACCATCCCCGCCAAGCGCGTGGCGGTGTTCAAGCCCGCCAAACAGCTGAAGGATGCGCTCAACTGACCCGCACCCCGCAGAATATTCCCCATCATGAGCCGGACGGCCCTGCGCCCTCCGGCTCGTTTTGGAAGCGAAACTTCCGTTTCGTTCTGTATATCAACTGGCAAATAACCAAACACATTCCGCCGCATTTTCACAAGTGTTTGCGAAAATATCCCAACAACCCAAGAAACTTTTTGCGAAAATTCTTATGAAACAGGAGGATTTCCATGATCTACTTTGACAATGCCGCCACCACACCGGTGCTTCCCTGCGCGTGGGACGCCATGCAATCCGCGCCGGAGGCAAACCCGTCCAGCAGCCACGCCGCTGGGCGGGTGGCGAAAGCCGCGCTGGAGAACGCCCGCGCCACCATCGCCCGGTGCCTCAACTGTGCTCCCTGCGAGGTCTACTTTACCTCCGGTGCCACCGAGGCCTGCAACTGGGCAGTCAAGAGCATCTGCTCCACCGCAGATTTCCGGCACCGCTCGATGATAGCCAGTCCCTTCGAGCATCACGCCGTTACCGAGGCAGTAGCGCAGTACAACGTCCCCAAGTACACCAAGCTGGACCTCGCGCAAATGCTGGTCAATAACGAAACCGGGCAAATTTACAACATCAAAAGGTTTCGTGGAAATGTTGGATTGTTGGCTTGTGACATGACTGCGGCCATCGGTCACATCTCCGTAAATGTGGAAGAACTTTCCCCTGATTATGCAATGTTCGGAGGTCACAAATTCGGCGCTCCCAAGGGCATAGGAGCGTTGATTGGCCTGGATGGCTGTCCCATTACCCCCCTGCTTCACGGCGGCGCACAGGAACGCGGAGAACGCGGCGGAACGGTGTCCGTGCCGCTGGCCTGCGCTATGGCGGCGGCGCTGGAATGGCACACCGCCCACATGGAGGAAAACATCACCCATCTCATCGACCTGCGGGATCGCCTTTTGCACCGCCTCACGGAAAGCGGCGTGGAATACCGGGTAAACGGCGGTAAAAATGTCGCTCCCCACATCCTCTCCATCCGTTTCCCCGGCGTCTATGGCGCGTCCCTGGCAGCAGCCTTGAGTGAGTGGGGCGTCATGGTGTCCACCGGCTCCGCCTGCTCCAGCGGCGAGAATCGCGCCTCGGAAAACCTCATCGCCTGCGGCCTCACCGAAGAAGAAGCCCTGTCCACCGTCCGTTTTTCCTTCGACTGGCAGAATACGTTATCCGAAGCGGACGAGGCGGCAAAAATCATCGCCCAGTTCATCCCCACTCTCCGCCACGGCTAAATTTTGAAAGTTTTTTCAAATCCCTTGCACAAAATCCGCATTTGCCGGTAGACTATACTATGACAAAATTCCACAAGGAGGAAACCATCATGTCTATGAATCCCAAAAAACTGACGCAGTACCTCGCCCTCAAGGATACCGCCGATCTCGCCAAGCGCTTCGCCGCCTCTGTTTCATCCACTGATCCTCAGAGCGACAGCACCCACGCCTCCGTGGCTTTGGAGCTGCCCCACCCCGCCGCGCTGGTGGGTGCCGAGAAATCGGTATTTGCCACGCTGTGCTCCTTCTCCGACAGCATTTACATGGCCGCCGGCGGAACCACGATCCGTTTCACCTTCGCCGTGGAAAGTATGCAGAAGGAGGAATGACCCCATGCTCGTCACCAACGTTATAAAGCGTGAATACCCCTTTACCGTCCGCCGCAAGCGGGACGGCGAGGAGTTCGTTATGCTCATCGAGGCGGAGTCCGAAGCCGCCGCCCGCCTCCTGCTCCCCGACACCGTGGAGCTGGTGGAGGAAAAGTCTGAAAAAAGTTCTTGACATTGTAGCTAACCACCGCTATAATGTAGTTAGCCACTTGAAAGGAGGGCAGTTGTGGATCAAAAAAGCCGCGCTGAATACTTCCGCGACCGCCGAAAGAAACTCAAGCAGCTTGTTTTCATGGTGGACAAAGAGAAAGCCGAGAAATTGGACGAAGTTCTCAGAAACCGAAACGAAAGCAGGATTGATTGGTTCAGGCGCAAGCTGGATGAGGAAATCAGCAAATAAAAAAATACCGCTGTGCTGCCAGACCGGCAAGTTCGTCAGCACAACGGTATCTGCACCACAGAGCGAACTCCGATGGTAAATCTATACTACCACAAGCGTTTGCTCCATGTCAAACGAAAATGAAAGGAGCATTTGCCATGACCGAGCTTTTGACCATCAGCAACGGCCAGCCCACCGCCAGCAGCCGCGACATCGCGGAGCACTTCGGCAAGGAGCACAAGAATGTGCTGCAGAGCATCGAAAACCTCACGGCTGAAAATTCAGCCCTGACCCAAATGTTTTTTAAAACCTCATATACTTCCGGGACGGGCAAGGCTTACCCCATGTACCTCATGAACCGCGATGGATTTACCCTGCTTGCTATGGGCTTTACCGGCAAGGAGGCACTGGAATGGAAAGTTAAGTACATCAACGCCTTCAATGCGATGGAACAGGAACTCCGCAACCCCAAGCCCATGACCGCCAATGAAATGTTCTCCCTGCAAGCCCAGATCAATTTGGACAACGAGCGGGAGATTAAGGAGTTGAAAGGCCGCACCGCCGAAAACGAAAAGCGGCTGGACGAAACCAACCGCAAATTCGACGCCGTTACCACCTTCGTCACATCTCCCCTCACCGACGCTGACACATGGCAGGAGCGCATGACCCACCACATCCGCCGCGCCGTGGAGGAATTTGGCTTGAACTATCAGCAGTTCCACGCCAAGCTCTACGAAGAGCTGGAGCGCACCGCAGGCGTAAGCCTCAAGTGCCGTCAGACCCGCATGAGAAACCGTATGTACGCCGCCGGAGCTACCAAGACGGAGTGCAAGGCCGTTTCCAAACTGGCCGTCATCGCCGCAGACAAGAAACTCCGCGCCATGTTTGAGACGATCCTGCGTAATGAGATCGTGCGGCTGGCTACCAGCCGTGCCATCGCTGGTTGAAAGAGGGAGGAAATTTATCATGACAGTCCTTGAAGCGTGCGCCATGCTGGAGATTGGCGACGGTATCAAACCCAATATCGAACTCACTTTCGGTTCTTGCGGCGTTCCCTTTAACCCCAAAAACGGCCTTGAAATGATGGCCTACGGCGATTTCCTCATCGAAACCTGCCATGTGTCCACCCTCGGCGTGGAGCTCGTCCTCAAACAGCAATTCTGTAAGAAAAACTGGAATGCATAATTATACATTTTTCAAGAAAGGAGGCCCCGGAAGATGGGCAGAAGTAGCCGTGCGGAAATGAAGCTTTGCGCCGCCACTGACGCATATCTCAAAAACTGCGCCGCCACCGACTTTTCCCGCCGCACCCTCAAGAACTACACCTACACGCTGGAGGACTTCATGAACTTCTTCATCGAGTCCAAGGAGAACTACGCCGACCCCAGCTACGCCACCATCCGCCTTTGGCGTGATTCCCTCATTGAGCGCCAGTGTTCCCCTGCTACTGTCCGGCAGTACCTTATCCGTCTCCATGCTTTTTTCGAGTTCGCCTGCGACCCCCAGTGCGGTGGCTGGTATCAGACGAACCCCGTTTCCAAGCGCCTGCTTCCCAACACCAGGCGGGATGAACTGCGCCCCTACGATCCACTTCTCACCGATCAGCAGGTGATGAAACTCTGGCGAAATGACCGCCCCCGCAACGCCAAAGCGACTACTTTCCCCCGCAACTATGCCATCGTTATTTTGCTTCTCACCACGGAGCTTCGCAACGCCGAACTGCTGCATCTTTCCCCCGCCGATCTCCACTGGGACGAGGGCGAGATTTTCGTGGAGTACGGCAAGGGCAAGAAGTTCCGGCGCGTGGACTTTCCCGACATTGCTCAGTCCGCCGTCAGGCTCTACCTCGCCAGCGGTCTGCGGCCCAAGGATCTGCCCGACACCGCGCCCCTGTTCGGCACCACCAGCGAAAAGGGCACTTTCGGTGCCCGAAAGAGGGATTGCTCATGGTCCGCCGGTTCCCCCACATGGCTCTCCGCACTGGTGGAGCGCCACGTCAAGGCCGTCACCGGCGTTCCCAACATCCGCACCCACGATCTGCGCCATGTGGGTGCCCGTCTCGACCTCAACAGCGGCATGGCGCAGGTGGAATTGCAGTCCAAATTGGGCCACGCCTCTCCCAACATCACGCAGATCTATTCCGGTAAACTCATGGGCAAGGCGGGGAAGCGATCTGCTGTGCTGGTGCTGGAGGCAAGGGATCAACAGGCGGCGCTCAACGAAAGCCTCCTCTCCGCTGCACAGTAAGAAGGACACTCCCCGCGAAAGGGAGTGTCCTTTTTTATCCGTTACTTGCCCAGCAGTTTGCCCCACGTCCCGTTGCCCGCGATACCGTCGGCCCCAAGATTGTACTTGGTCTGGAACTTTTTCAGCGCCGCCTCGGTGCCGCTGCCGAAGTCTCCGTCCGCACCGGCCGCGCCGCAGGAAAAGCCATAGGCGATGAGCGCCGCCTGCAAGGTCTTCACGTCCGCGCCCTCCATGCCGCGCCGCAGCACCCGCACTGCTTTCGTCACAGTCTCCTCCTGCACAGGCGTAGGCTCGGGGGTATGCTCGCCTCTGACGAACGCCACGCCCAGCGCATTGCACAGGCCCTCGGCGATGGTCTCTCCGATGAGGACTGTGTTGGCGATGATCCACTCTGCGATACGGGGTACATCGTGAAAATCCACTTCGATATATACCGTCGGCGCGACGGGGTACTTCACCTCAAACAGGCTGGGATTCGCGCGAACCAGATCCGGCGCACCGAGCGTCACAGGCCCCAGCATATCCAGAACCGCCTTGCAGGCCCTGTAGCCTGCGCTGGCTGGATCTTCTTTGTAGCAGAAGACCCGTGTGCCGCTGGCATTTCCGTTGGCCGCATTGGTGTGGATGGGGACGTGCAGATCGGCCTTGAACCGGTTGGATTCGGCCACGCGGTTTGCCATGGTGTCGTACTGCCCGACCATCACCTCCACGCCGGAGCGCTCCAGCGCCGCCTTGCAGGCCGCCGCGATGCGCCCGCACTGCACGTCCTCTGTGGTGCCCCCAACAGCGTATGTGTTTCTGCGCTGGTCGCTGGGGGACAGATATACCCGCTTAGCCATTGCCTTTCACACCCCTGTTGTACTGGGCCGTGGAGATGCCCAGCAGCGCGCCAAGGAACACCGTGACGCAGGAGATGCTGCCGGCCACCTGCTCGATGTACGGCCAGCCCCAGATGCTGCCCAGCCCCACATACAGGGCGCTGATGGCGGGCAGCACGATCATCACGATCCACTTCAGGATGTCATAGACTTTGTTGTTCAGCTTCATGTTCTTGTCCTTTCCGGCTCAGTGAGCCTGTCCGTTTGTGTGTTCTTACAGCTCCGCCGACAGGTCCAGCCATCCGTCAGCGGTCAGGAACTCCAGCATACAGGGGGTCTGCGGCATAAACGCCCCGCTCTCGCAGGTCAGTTGCAAGGCCACGCAGTTCCCCGCCGCGCCCCACAGCACCTCCGCCGCCGTCACCGCCGTGTGCCGTCCACCGCACCAGATGCCCAGCCCCGCCATGCGGACGGTGGGCTTCGCCCGCAGCGGCACAGGAGTGTGCAGCACCACGCGGGCCGTGGTGTTCGTCACGGCCAGTCCCGCGCCCAGCAGCACGTTGTTGGTCACGCCGCTGCCGCCCTGCGCCCTGTACAGGCACCGGAACCGCTGGCACCGCGCCAGCTCCTGCCCGTAGTCGGGGATCTCGTTCAGCACCCAAGCGCCGCTTGCGTCCTGATGGGCCAGCGTCTGCACGCTCCCCAGCTCCAGTTTCACCGCGCGGATGGTCTGCCCCGTGGCGGTGATGGTCAGCGTCCTCGTGCTGTCGTCGTACACCGGCACGAGCTCGTCGATGCCGCTTTCCGTCAGCACCGTGGCCGTCACGGCCTGTCCCACCGCCTGCTCCAGCGTCTGGGTCAGCGTACCGTTCAGCGACACGCCGCCCTCCGTCACAGCTGCCGAGCCGATGAGTCTCCATCGGTCGATGAAAATGACCGGTGTGCCCGCCAGTCCCCCGGGGATGATGGTGCCCTGCACACCCCGTGGATTCACCGGATGCAGAAAATACCAGTTGTCCAGCAGGTTTCGGTTACACGGCGGCACGGTCAGCGCCGCGCCGAATGCCGCCTCTGTCCCGCTGTACCCCGCCTTTACCGCCGTTTCATAGGCACTCTCGCCCACCACTCTGCCAAGATCTACGCTGCTCATAGGCTTCACACAGTGGCGTCCGTCGCCGTCAAAGCGGTGGTCAGCTTGTTTTTTTCCAGCACCAGCGTGGCCTTCAGCCCCAGCGTCACTTCGGTGGTCAGCTGAATGGTCATGATGGGCAAGCCGCCTGTCTTTTCCGCAAATATGCCGATGTGAGTAGCCTTGCCGTAGCTTTGCCCGTCGTTGGGTGCATCAAAGGTCAGGTTGGCGGTGCTGTTCTTGATCTCACCGTCCACCGCCGCCGGCATAACGGCGGAGGCGTCAGGCAGGCCAGGGTTTCGCAGCTCCAGCCGCACATAGCCGGTGCTGGCCGCGGGCTCGGGGAACGCCGTACACTCTCCCTCCGCACTGATGGTTGGTGTTGCTGTGGAAAATCCCAAATAACATCGGTCGCTGGTCGAGATGATGACACGGCCACTTTCCCCGAAACGACCGTAAATTGCTTCCAGAATGTGGTTTCTCACATTGGTACTCAACATTTTGATTTACCTCCATTTCACGTTTTGTGGATGCCCACGATATAAATTTCGCATTCCCGCCCATCGGGAACGCAGGTACACAGATACAGATCCGCCTCCGGCAATTCGCCGCTTTCGGTGTAGATGCCCCTGTCGCTGAAGCCCGTGGTGATGAAGGCGCACCGATACTGCACGTCGCCGAACACCACCGCGTCGCCCACGGCGATGTCCCACAGACCGCGGAAGTCCTGCCCCGCATGATCCATGAGGTAGGGTGGCCGCCATGCCGCCGTGTGTGGCTTGTCCACCACCGCCTGCAAGCGCTCGGAGCTGTTCCCCGCCACATACTCGCATTCCACCTCGATGCCGCAGGACGGCACGGACAGCGTCACCGGCGTCGCCAGCTCCTGCACCTTATACGCCAGCAGCGCCACGGTCAACAGGATGGCGAAAATGATGCAAAATCGTCTCATGTATTTCCTCCTACGATTTCGTTGGAAGTATAGTAGGTAGTGTTGAGACTCGGGGCACCAGTAAATGTGCCACCAGTGTTTCCGAACATATCGGAATTCCAACCCGAAGCACTCGTTCCAAGTCCGCTCGCAGGGATTCTATATGCATTTTTGTAAGCATCTGTTTGCACTGTGGATAGTTTAATTAGCGAACAACCCGAGAACATATAGGAATAACAATGGTCCGCCAATGTAGTTGCAGGAAGTTCTGGAAGAGTAGTAAGTTTTGGACAATCACTAAACATAGCCGAATAGCACCATTCTGACAACGTAACTGCGGGAAGTTCTGGGGCTGCAACAAGAGCGTCATTTTCAGAGAACAAGTTGGAGAATGCATTTCTTCCCATGATGGGGTGGCCCCCATTATATACTACAAGATAATCAAGCAATGTCTCTACGTTACCTGAACACGCTACGTTTGAACCTGTAATTGCCAAATAATTGCAACCGATAGTATTGCCAAATCCTCTAAGATACAAAATATACTTTCCGTCAACATTTCCTGCCTGAACCTCTTCCCCCGACCAACTGTACCAGTTTGAAATAGAGTTGTCTGCTTTTGTCTGCATGATTCCATCCCATAATTGAAGGTATCTTATTTTTATGGTAAACGGCGTATCTGAACTGAATTTGATGTACTTATCGTCCATTTGGTGGCCGATAGTCGCGTCAAGCATTGCTAAAATTGAATATATCTGGGTCTGCAACGATTGGGAATTGTTGGTGAGCGCTTTAACAGAAGTTTTAAGCTCACTTACCTCGTTTGCTAAGGAAGTTACTTCGGATTGGAGTCCAAGCCTATTTACTGTTAGCGTCCATTCGTTCGCTGCTGTTGCAGTTATAGTAAACTGATAAAGTCCGTCTGTTCCCATCGGCCCAAAATCAAGCGCACTACTGAGTAAAATGGCCGTCTGCGCCACATAGGCTACCGGTGTACAAATAGCAGTTATTCCTGCAAACTCATTAAAGGTTCCCCTGCACTCGATTTCTGCTCCGTTTTCATATGCCGTAACGACCTCCGAAAATGTATGGTCAGATGTAAGTGTACCTGTCTCAACAGAACCAGTAACGTTCACGATGAACTTCTCTGCTACGTTTACCGTCTCCCACGCAGGGTTTCCGCTATCGTCCACCAGCAGGAACTTGCCGTTGTCAGCGGCGGTGGAGGGGGGAAGCTGCGACCCACCTCCGCTTTTCGCCGCCGCGGCGGCCATCCCTCTGGCGATCATATCCACGCTCATTTCAGCCACCCATCCTTCCGTATGCAATCACATTTCCGCCGGACACGCCATCCAGCGAGAGCCAAACTCTTTGTACGCCGTCCAGCGCAACTGCGTAGAGGCCCTGCTTTGTGATGGTATCCGTCACAGAAAAGTCCGTCATGTTGATGACCGCCAGCGCCGTTCCGCTTGCGTCCGCCACCTTCGGTGCGATGTTTGCACCCATCACCTGCATCGAAAATGCAGTTGCCGTTCCCTGCACGTTGAGAAGCAGTTCGCTCTCGCTCACCAGCGACACAGCCTCGCTTTTTGCCGCCGCATCGGTGTTCAGAAATACCTTGTCCTGTGTCACATTCATGTTTTTCTCCTTTCTGCGCTTATGCGCTTTACGTCACCACGAAATCCGTCAGAGATACGGTAATTTCCGACTGGTCTCCTGTCAGGCCGCCGTACCCCGTCACCGCCGTCACATAGAGGATCTCCCCCGCCGCCAGCGCCTTGCTGTAAGTACCGCTCAGGACGCCCGCCGCCGCGATATTCTTGCCGTTGATCTGCAAATAGCCGCCAGCGCCGTTTGTTTCTTCGATGGACCACGAAAAGCTGACGGTTTTCTCCGTTTCCGCATGGTTTTCCAGCTCCACCGTGTACGGGGCGGAGTAATAGGTCCCGTCAACGTTTTGAGAGAATCCATCCCAGGACAAAACACCGTTCTCATACGTCATGCTTTTTGCCAGAGCACGTCCCGCAGCGGTAACATCATCCGAAATATTGACAACGGTGGGAGCGTATGAACTCGGATTGACTACTTGCGTTGCGACGCCATTGAAAAACAAAAAATCAGGCCCCGGCTCCGGCTGGACAGGCGGGTCTACGTAGGGCTTCTCCGTCTGACGTCCAAAAACGGTGATAATGATGCCCTGTCCTGCGCCGATGTTGTAAAATCTGGTGCCCCACTCGGGATGCCCCTGCGAGATAGAAATCGCGTTCGGCACCCGGATGATACCGACGTTTTCATAGTAATACACCACACCGTTTTCGTTTTTCAGCGCAATGCTGCTTCCAAGACTCATTCATTCCACCTCCAAAAGCCCACCGTTTAGTATGGCGCTGTACACCTGCTTGACATCCAGAAGGTTATTCTTTTGCGCGGGGGATTCCCACTCGGAAGGCCCCGAATAAGCCCCCGCCTCTGCACGGCTCGCCAGCTGAAGCCCCATCGCCGCCAGACCGTCTTCCAGCGTCGCCGCCGCCGGTGCCGCTCTGTTTTCCAGTACCAGCGGCTCCGCGGCTGCACCGTATCCCGCAGCGGCAGAAACGCCCTCGCCGGTGCCTGCAAAGCTGGCCTCTCCGCCGCCCTCCGCCGGTACAATCCCCACCGCGATACCCTCGCCGCTCTGGGTCACTGTCAGTTTTTCGCCGCCTGCGTCCGGTACGGCGGCAGCGCCCACGCCGTCGGCATTCTGCGTCAGCGTCAGAGCCTCGCCCGCCTTGGATGCGCCGCCGTCCACCGGTACGGCGTTTCCGGAGGATGTCAGCGTCAGCAGCTCGGAGATCAGATTCTTCTCCACGATGATGGCCTTGCCCTCCGCCGACGTATGAAACGCCAGCGCACCGTCTCCCTGTCCCACGCCAACGTCTCTGGCGATCCCCTCCGCCAAGGACTGCACCACGATCTGCTTCGCCGCGATGCCCGCCGCGGCATCCGCCGCGATGCCCTTAGCACTCTGCGTTAGCGTCAGCAGTTCATAGGCTTCCCCATGCCCCTGCTCATCGTCGTCATCGTCCTCCGCAGAGGTTCGCATGATGATGGGCTCGCGGTCTGTTCCGCCCACCTCGATCCACGGCACAGACGCCACCTGCGCCTGCTCCCTGGTATTGTCTTTGGTGGTCATGGTGATCGGTCCCGCGATCCGCACACGCATCAGATCGCCCTTTCGGTTTTTCAAAAACAGCGTGTTTTTCGTGGTGCTCAGTGCGTAGATCGCATCCCGCACCTTCCGCGAATCCTCATAGTCGTAGGCTGCGTTAATCTTCCCGATGTACGCCGACAGCGTGCCGCTCCGGTAGTTCTGCGGTGCCAGCTGTACCGTGGGATAGCGGGTGAAATTCTTCAGGATACTCGGCTCATTGTTGTTCTCCACGCCGCCGCTGGACACGTTCAGCCCAAAGCGGAAGATATCCTGCACGGCGTAGCCGTTTTCCTCCGCCGTGCAGGAGAGGATCGTCCAGTCCCACAGGCACACCTTCACCTCGTTGGAGAGCATGGGGGACGTGGCAAACACATTTTCTCCCACGCCGAAAACGTAGTAGATATAGTTGGCCTGCGAAACGGCGCTGCAATCCCAGAACCGCAGTTCTTCCGCCGGCACCGCCGCTACCTTGCGATATTCCTCCGTCTCGGTGTCCCTGCGATAAATCTCCCAGCTCTCCACCGCCACGGAGGTTTCAATGGTTCCTGCGCCCAAACCGCTGCGGAAATTAGCCAACAGATAGGTGTTCTCTCCGAACTGCGGCTGGTCGAAGCTGTCTGGGATTCCGTTTGTGACCCACAGGTAACGGCACGTCTGAGCGCCCACCAGCGATACCGAGTCCACAAGCGTCACGTTCAGATACCTCGGCGGACTACTGGGCGGCGTATATGCGCCCCATACATAGGTCCTTTCCGTGCCGTCGCTGTCCTGATAGGTGACGCTCCCCTTTGTTTCCGAAGCATCGGTTCCGTATACCGCGTGGGAAATCGTGAATTGTGCTCCCTCGTATGCGGTATACGCTCTCGCCTCCTCCGGTATCGTCAGGGAGAATGTAATGCTTTGTTTCCTCCCGTTTTTTCCGGAGACCTGCACCGGCGACCAGTTTTCACCGCTGACATTGCCCCGCCACGTCACCGCCCATGTGGGCGTAAGGCCAAGCCCACCGGCAGCACCGTCTCTGGAATCCCACAAAACGCCGGACCCCTGCGGCAGATACAGCGTTTCCTCCTGGATGGTGTAAGGCCCGCTTGCCTTTCCCTGTATTTCCACCGCCGCCGGCCACCGGACCAGCACGGCGCTGTTCTTTTTGTCCACCGCGGCGCTGGCCAGCCCGTCATAAGCCGTTGTGTCGTACTGCACGGTAAATTCCTTCCAGCCGGTATCTGCCTTGACGCCGCTTTCCGTCTCCACCATGCACCGCACCGCGTAGGCAGCGCCGTCAAAAAGGCCGTTGTAGTCCAGTGCCAGCTGCGCCGTGACGATCTCGCCGGAATCGTAAACCGGCGTGTCGAAATTTCCGTCCTGTGCCAGCATCCACCGCACCCACATGACGGTATCCCCCTGCGCCTGGTTATAGGTCGCCGTCCATCGGTACGTTTTCTCCCGAATGATTTCAGGAAACTCGTTGATCGTCAGTTCCGGCGCATCCTTGCAGAAAAACACCACAGGAGACCACTGCACGATGCTGTCCGTCTCCGACCACCACGAGGTAATACGCAGTTTATACGTCCCGCCGTTGATAATGCCAGCTGATAGCAGCAAATCCTTTTCAAATGTGTAGGAGAAGAATTGAATGTTTCCGTTTTCGTCCTTCCCGTAAAAGGGACAGTTATCTGTCCGGACCCCACTGCTCAGCAACACATAGGTTCCCGTGTTCATTCCCAGAATGTCGATCTGGTACTTTGTCATGGCGCTCTGCCCGTTGACCTGCCACGAGACCTTCAAATCGAACCGCGCGTCCACCGTTCCGTTTCCCAGCGGTCCCAGCGTAGACGGCGTGATGTTGGACGGCAAAAAAAGTGCCATCGTCTTCTCCCTCCTCTCTCAGCTGTTTTTCAGCGGCCACACCGTCACCGTGGCAATGGGGAAATCCGCCACGCTTACCGCCGATACGGTCATAGCCCCCGTGGATGCCAGCGGGCGACTGAACCCCATTACCAGATGCCGCTCCGTGGGGGAACCCTCCTTGTCGCTTCGCACCAGCTCAATTAGAGTATTCTCCTCCAAATGGAATATCTGCGAGCAGGAAACGTCCACGCTCTTTTGCAGGACCGTGGCCCGCTTCAGCTCCCACTCCGCCCTGTCGGCGCACTGGGTCTGGGTAGCGTACCCGTCCTCATCCGTCCAGATGGTCTTCCTACCGATGATCTTCACATTCGTGCTGCTCATGGGGTCCTCATTGGTGGCTCGCGCCCCTGGCTGGCTGTTGTCGTCCAGCGCCGCGCCCATCACGATGTAGTCGTTGTACACCTCTGTATTTTCAATGGTGTATGTCATGCCCAGCAGCTCCGTCTCGTTCATGGAGAAGGAATAACTCACTGCCTTCTCGCTGTCCAGCAGATCGGCCTGACTGGGGTCGAGGCGCAGGCGTCCCGTGGCATCGTAGCCCACCCACGCATTCAGCATCTCGGCAAACCCCAGTATCACGCCGGCGTAGGTCCCGCTCCCGGGCTCCACCTCCAGCGTATAAGGTGCGTTCAGGATTGGGACTGTCGTACCATCCGGCAGCGTCTGCGTGAGCCTCACATAAAAATCGGTATATACCGGCGGTATGGGGTCCACCTTCTGCCCGTTTCCCCTGTCGTGGGACAAAAGCGCCGTGATCTGCTGAAAGATGTTCACGTTCAGTTGTCCCCGGTAAACGCCGTCCAGATTCCCCCACAACGTCCCGTCCAGATTGGCCCACTTGTCCGTCAGGCTGTAGGAGATGGTGCGTTCCCCTGGCTTCACCGTCTCCACCGGCTTTTCCAGCAAAAAAACGCCCTGCTGGATGTAGTAGTCTTCTCCGCTTGGCAGCACCAGCCCCTCGTCCAGCGCCACCTCCTGCCCGAACCACAGGTGATTTACGTTGTAATCGAAAGCACCGTCTGCGTTAGCCAGCGTCACCTCCGCTGTCCGCCGCACTCCGTTCTGCAAATTTACCGTCAGCGTGCCGCTTTCGATGAAAGCACCGCTTTGTGGATTTGTGGGGGAATCATCCACGAAAAATGCCGTGCTGCCGTCGGGGTTGAGAAAGCGAAGCCTGCACCGCTTTTGAAACGGCTTTTTTAGCGCCTCCAGATAGGCGAGATATTTTTCCTGCTGGGTCATAGTTGCTCCTCTGCCTATCGGCTTCCGCGCTTTTTCCGGTCCTCCCGCGCCGTCATAGCATCGCATTCCTCCTCCGTGGCGGGACGCAGGCCCTTGATGGCGGGATTATTCTTGCACCACTGGCTCTCCCTTGTCACATAGTAACGGCCCGTGATCCCCGTAACAGGGATCTCTCTGCCGTCCTTGAATACCAGGATGTGTCTTTTTTTGCTGCTCATGCCATCTCTCCTCTCACAAGTTCCGCCCGTCTGGATACATGAAAATTTTATGGTTGGCGAGGTTTTTCCCGTTTCCGAATACCAGCACCACCACCTGTTCGCCCGCCTTGGCCGCCGCCATGCTGCTCACATAGGAAAGCGTCAGCGTCTTTTCCTCAAAGGGGCGCTGCACGGTGATCGTACCGTTTTCCGCTGGCGCCACCACCTCGGCCCTGTAATAGCGCACCACGCTTTTCTGGGTCTCCGCTACCCGCTTCTCCAGAAAATTTCGCCACAGTTCCCTTGCCAGATTCAGCATTTCCTTTCCGTTATTGGACATTTTCTTCTCCTTATGCGCCGTATGCCTTCATGTGGTGTGCGGCGCTTTGCAGCACCGACAGGACCGAACGGTTTGCGTCCTGCGGGCTGAGTGTCACGCCGTTCATGCTGTAAGTGTTGTAGGTCACGTCATGCCGGTCATTGTTGGTGGTCGCTCCCGCCATGCTCTGGCCGTAGGGAATGCCGCCATTAAAAAGCACGCTCCGCATCCCGCTGAAAAGCTGCTGCACGTTGCCGCCGCTGGCCAGCCGGGTCATCTGCGCTGTAATGTCGGGCGGCAGGATCATCTCGTCCCGCTCCGTGGCCTTGATGCCGCCCATTCCCTTGAGGATGCCGCCGCTGTCATAGCGGGATACCTTGTTTCCCGCCGCACCTCTGGAAATAGTTCCCTTCTGCGGTGTTTTCTTTGGCAAAAGATCTGCTTTCCCCTGCAAAATATCGTTTGCTTTTTTAGACGCCATTCCCGCGCTGAGATCGGGCTTGCGATTTCCTGCCAAAGCGCCAGATACCGCGCCAGCAATAGCGCCCGAGACAGGGGGTTTTGTATCCGCCGGTATGTCTGCCGCGCCGGAAACCGCGCTGCTGATAGCCGCCAGCGCTTTTTTCCTGCGTTCCGCAGCATCTTCCCACGCCTTTGCTACTTCCTCAGCTCCATCCTGATTTTGCTGTACACTCTGGGATATGTATCCGCCCTCTGCGGCCACCGCACCGGAAAGCCCGTCCAGATAATCCTGCCATGCGTCGATCTTGATCTGATACGCCGACTTGATGGCCTCCCTGCGGGCCTCCAGCTCTTCCACGGCGAGATCCAGTTCCACGTCCCGCTCATAGTCCCGCAGGTCCTTCTTGGCGTCCTCCACCGCCTCCTCGGCTTCCTTGACCTTCTGGGGATCCGCTACCCATTCCCATTGTCCGGTTGCGGCGTTGTACTGCCGCACTGTCCGCTCGTTTCTGGCGTTCAGCAGCGCGTCCTGCTTTTTCAGGACTGTCAGCTTCAGTTCCTCCAGTTTTTCGCCCCGCTCGATCTCCTCGTTCTGCTTTTTCAGGGCATCGATCTGGGCTTCTATGGGCTGGAGCTCCGCATCCCGTTCCTTTTCCAGCGCCTTGATGGCCGCCTGTGCCTTCTTCCGCAGCGCACTTTCGCCGGATGAGCTGCCGCCTCCGCTTCCGGAGAACCCGTCTCCGGTCGAGCCGCCCCCTCCTCCGGAGGGCGCGGTTGACGTCAGTTTTCCAAACTGGTACAGCATCGCCTGCTGCGCCCGGCGCAGAGCTTCGGCGTAAGCCGCTTCATAGCTGCTGTATTGCCCAGTGTACAGCAGACCTTCCGCCGTCCTCTTGACGTTGGACTCGTTGATCCCTGCCAACGCGAACGTGTTTGCCAGCGCATTTCCAGCATAGCCCGCCTGCACCGCCAACTGCTGCAGCGCCATGATCTGCTGGCTGAAATTCAGCTTCGTGTTGCTGGCGGTGATTTGCGCCGCCACCAGATTATAGAGCTCCTTTTCCGTCTTTCCGCTCTGCGCCGCTTCCTCCACCAGCCCGCTTACATATTTCGCTGTTGCATCGCTGGCAACGCCCAATATCTGCTGCACCCTGTCGTAGGCATCCACCAGCTCCCGCTGTTCATCAGTAACTTCATAACCCGCCAGTATCGCCGCACGGATAGTCTCCACGCTTTCCTCGCGGGCGGCGTTCAGATCCTCCAGCGCGGAATAGTACGCACCCGCGGACATTTCGCCGTCCTGATACTGCGCCGCGATCTCCGCCAGTTCTTCCCGGTAGTTCCGCAGCGCCACGATGTCCATGCGCTCCGTTTTTACCGCGCCAACGCCCAGACCGCCGCCAACGCCCTCGGCCCCGCTGACCACCACGCTGGCGCCGCTTCCGTGAGCAGCATCCCACGCCTCCCACGCGGATTTCTGCGTAGCCTCCAGTTGCTTTTCCTGCTCTTGGCGCATCTCCTTCAGAACCTCCAGCCTCTTTTTCTCCGCGTCTGTCAGTTCTCCGGTCTTGTTGATCAGCTCGTCATATTCACTTTTCGTCTCGTCCAGCGCACTCTGCGCCGTCTCCACGTCCTCCAGCGCCTTTTCGTATGCCCGCGCTTTCTCCGTGCTCAGGCTGATTGCCAGCGACAGCGCCGCAAAAATCGCCGCTCCGATACCGAAAACCTTGAGTTTTCCCAGCGCTCCAGCAAGGTCTTCTTTTAGTTCGGCGGCGTGTAGCGCCATCTCCCCATCGCCCGCTGCCGCCGCTTTTTTTGCCGCGGCATACGCAATAACCTTTGCCGTCAGCTCTTTTGTTGCCGCGCTTGCCGCCTTTATGTCTTTGACAGCCTCCGATGCCATCAGTTCTTTTTTGGCGTGACCCAAAAGAAGCACCGCACCAGTCAGCAAACCGACTGTTATCACCAAATGGCCGCCTTCGCTGTCCAGCAGCTCCACCAGCCCGATCACGCCGTCCAGCGCGTTCTTGATGGTATCCGTCTCCACCAGATTGCTGACGAACTGCGTCCACTTGTTGTGCAGGATCTCGGTCTTGCGTGTCCAACTATCCAGCGCGTTTTCTACTTCCTTGTCCGCGCTGCCCGCCGCGTCAGCAAAATCTCCCAGCATGGACTGGTACATATCCCAGTTCTGGATCAGCGCCAGCAGCTGGGAGGTACGCAGCTTTCCGCCGATGTCGCTGACCATCTCCATCAGCTTCTGCTCGGTCAGCACGCCGTCCTTCATGCTCTGGGCAAGGCCGCCTATGGCTTTCATGGGATTTATCACGCTGCCTGTGGCCTGCGCCGCGTCGTAGGCGTCCTTGGCATAGAGTTTGATGACATCCCGCAGTCCGGCGATCTCGCCGGTGGTCCACGTCACACCCTCGTCGATTTCCGTCTTGGTATCGCCGATGATATTCAGGAAAAGCGCCCGCAGCGCGGTGGACGCCTCTGTGCCGCTACGCTGCGTCACAGCGGTGATCGTACCGATAGCCGCCGTCAGCTCATCCACGCCCACATGGGCCTGCGCCGCGATAGGCGCCACCTTGCCCAAGCCCTCGGCGACCTTCTGGATGGAGGTCGCGTATCTGTTGTCGATCTCGTTGGCTCCGTCCAGCACGGCGGTGAGCTTTTCAATGTTGCCCTGATACTTGTACGCCGCGTCCACGGACAAAAGGAACTGCTGCGCCGTTTCGGCGTTGGTGTCGCCCACGATCTGCGTCTTGGCAGCCAGCTCCGCCAATGCGGATGCCTGTTCGCCGTAACCGGCGCGGCTGAAGCCCGACACAAATTGCAGGTAGTCGTCCGCCGCCACACCGTAGGCGCTGGCGGTGTCGTATGCCTGTTTCTCGATCTTATTCAGCTCCGCCGTGGTCGCACCGGTGACTTTGCGGATCGTCACCATCTCGTCGTCCACGGACTTCATGGTGTCCAGCGCCTCGACAAAACTGCGCTTTACACCGGCGATGGCGTTGCCCAGCATTTGCCATGTCGCCATTTGCAGGACTATCCGACTGAAGCTCTTGCCCATCAAATCGGCAAAGCCGGAGGTCTCCTTCGCGGCTTTTCCGACGTTTTTTACTTCCCTTGCCGCCTTTTGCGCTCCGTCCTGCACCTTGCCGCTGGCGTTCAGCCATGCTTTTTCAAAAACCTTCGCGCTCTCCGCCGCGCTCTTTGTGTTGCCGCCGCTGATGCCGGTCACGCCCTCAATGCGCCGCTGCATGGCGGTGGGCGTATACCCCTTATTCTGCTGTGCCGTGTATGCGCGGTAGGCATCTTCTGCGCTCTGTACTTCCCTTGCCGCCTTTTGCGCCGCCTTTGCCTGTGCCTCGAAGTTCTGCGTGACCTTTTTGCTGGTCACGGCCATCTCGCCGCTTTCGCGGTCGAGGGACTTTGTTACCGTTACAACCTCGCCGATCCGTTTGCTGTAATTGGAGACGGAATGCACCAGTTCCCCATCCGGGGAAAAGGTTTCCGTCAGTTTTTTCAGGTTTTGCGTGGTCGCCTTGATGTTTACGTTGGCCTGCCGCGTATCAACGCCCAAAGTCACGGGGCTGCTTTGCAGCTTTGCAATTTCACTCTTGAGCTGCGAAAAATCAGGTACAGCCGTTACTTTGAAAATCGCCATACGCTACCTCCAATCGTCCTCTTCCCGTATCATCCCGGCATCTTCCGCCATCCCCAGCGTTGGCTCCGCTGCGTTTATGGCTCGTACCAACGTCTCCTCCGCTCTGCCGCCGTCCACCATTTCCTGTACGAAATTACTGAAAAACGGTCTTTTGGGCGGTTTTCTCCGCCAGTTATACTCGGGGGTTTTTTTCTCGATCCTCGTAATGAGATCGTCTCCGTCCACATGGGGATCCACATCGTTTCCCTCGCCGTCTGTTGCGCCGCTGGGATGGTACAGAAGCGTCAGGTTCATGCCGCCGTCCCGCTCATCGGAATACACCGTGGCGCTGCCCTGCATATCGTCCAAACCGCCATCCTCTCTCCGCCGTACATATTCCGTGGGCTGAAACCGGTCGTATACGTCCGCCTCCACATGGTCCTGCAAGCACAGCCGCATATCGTCCGCCAGCGCCTTGCGAGAGGCGCGAAAGGCGCTTTTCACCTGCGCCTCCAGCGCGGCGAGGTCTGCCTCAAAGCCGCTGAATTTCCCCACGATCTTTGTTGCCACAGCCGCGCCGCCTCCCCTCTGCTGTCTACATACGCCAAAGCACCGCATTTCCGCCGCGCCCTCGCGTCTGTCCCCCTCCCCCGCCGCCGGGACGGAGGAGGGGGCTCCTTTGTCAGGACTCCGTTACGCTCACGGCGCACTGAGCCGTAAAGTTCTTGCCGCCGTAGGGGAACGTCACGGCGAGATCACAGTCACCTGCCGCAGCGCCGGCCGTCAGGACGCCGGTGTTGGTCTCCACGGTGGTGCCGCTGGGCGCGCCGGTCAGCACATAGGTACACTTGGTGGGATCCAGCGCCACCAGCTGTCCGTTTGCCATCACGGCCTGCGGACGGACCTGGGCCGTGCCACTCTTGGGCACGGAGATCACGCCGCCGATGGCCGCCACCAATCCCGTGACTACATCCGCGTCGCCGTCCGGCACCAGCACATACCAGCCCAGCGAGGAACCGGTGCAGTCCTCGCACTGGCCGCTGACCACCTGCTCGTCGGCGGAGATGGCGCGGCCCACGATGGCGGTGGTGTCATAGTTACTCTGGCTGCCAGTCACAACACCGGTATCAGCCTGCAGCTTCAGAGGCACATGGATGTACAGCCAGCCCCACTTCGTGCCTTCGTTGGTCTTGGCGTTCACGTTGCTGTAAACCGCCAGCTGGGCGGTAAACAGGCCCACCTTGCCGTTCATGGCCGTAGACAGCCGCCCCACCGCCGCGCTGATCTTGTTCACGAAATACCACACCTTGTACCGCTTACCGCTGACAGCGGTAAAGTCCGTCACAGTGCCGTCCTGCCCGATGCCGTGGGCAATGCCGTCCGCCGCAATGAGGGACGCGGACTCCACCTCCTGCACATAGCAGACCGCCTTGCTCATGCCGTATTGGGCGGCAGGGGCACCGTCCGTCACGTCCACCTTCAGCACGGCGCTGTTTGCCGTCACCACCTGGCACGCCGGCGCCACGGCGTTATAGGTCACGCCCGCGCCAACACCGGCCAGTTTGGTCTTCAGGTCGAAGTTGGCTTGGGTGAAGTTCACCTGAATGTCGGCATCGCTCTCCACGATGGCGGCAATGCCGTTTCCGAGGCCCGCCCGCAGGGGCTCGCTGTTGCTGCTGGGGGTGATGTTGCCCTCCTGGAATTTGTTGCTGGAGAAATAGATGTCTCCGGTGTTCATGTCCGCGAACTGTGCCGCGCAAATGCCCCGGGTATAGAGATTCGGATCAGTAAAACGAATCATGTGTTTTTCACGCTCCTTTTCTTCTGTCTTTTCTTGTCACACCTGTCCCAGATGGCGGGTCGCCTGCTCCATGGGCCGCAGCCAGATATTGCCGGCATCCTCTTTCTCGTAAAACAGGCTGGGATACGGATTTCCGTTTTCCCATTTGGTCCCCTGTGCCTCCGCCGCGGCGCACACCGCATAGCCCACGATGCGCTGCCATGTCCTCGTCTTATCCCGCAGCTTCAGAATGGGCCATTCATCCACCTCGGACTCCTCCACCCGTTCCAGCGCCGCCAGCGTTGCCACGCGCTCCCATACGTCGCCGGAGAGAGCCGCGCTGTTCATCTGCGCCAACTCCCTCTGCGCCTCGATCAGGTCTGGGTTTGCCTCCAGCGGCGCCAGTTCAATGCCGTTTTGTGCGGCGATGATCTCCCGCAGCCGCTGGAATTGCACCGGCGTCACCTCAAACGATTCCTCTCCGTCCACGGTAAATACCACTGCTTTCAGTCGCCCGGCATCCCCCGCGTCCACCTTGCAGCGAAACAGTCCCACGCGGCGCTTTGGCGTCAGCCCTCTCCCCAGCCGCAGGGAGAGCGCCAGCATCAAAAGTGCCTGTGAGAATAAGCCAATGCCTGCTTCGCCGCCGCACAGGGCGTCGTATTCCATCCGGTAAAATGCCGCAAGCAGGGGCATCGCCGCATACGTCACAGGGAGACTCTGCTGCACAATGTCAATGCTGGGCCTCGCCATTTCAAATTCTTCCAGCTCCTCCACCAGAATGGGATACAGTGTCAGCCCCTCCGCCTCGATCTCCTCATACCGGCGGCAGGCTCTTTTTATGGTCTGTGAGATTGCCATATCTTCTTTCCTTTCTCACGAAAACCCTTGTCTCAAACGTGAATTCCCGCCTGCGCCAGCAGCGCGGCCACCGCGCCGCCCAGCACCAGCCATACGATCTTTTCGATCACGTCGTTCCACCGCTTCGCCGGCAGATTTGTCAGGGACTTCACATCTTTTTTTACCTCGCTTATGTCGTCTTTAATGGTTTTTTGCTCCTGCGTCATCAGCGCCACCGAGGTGGCCAGTTCATTCAGCGCTTTCTGCCCCTGCGCCAGTTCGTCGATGCGGTGGGTGTTGCTTTTGCTTCGCTGCTCCACCTCCGCCAGACGGTGCTCCATCTGCACTTCATCCATCCGCGCCGTCCTCCGTTCTCTTAAAATGCGGTCACGACGCTGTCCTCGTCGCTGTCCGCCCACGCAAGGCTCATGTGGAGCCTGCGCCCTACGTTGGTCCCCTCGTCATAAATGGCCCGTGAGCCGTTATCGGGGTGTGCGCTTCTGTCAAAACTCATCACCCCCGCGCCGCCGATGTTCACGCCGTTCAGCGCCTCGATGAGACACTGTTCAATGTTGAGGCTTCTGGCGTAATCGTCGGTCCTTGTGGTGGTCTCATGGCCGTAGTTGCACAGGATGTCAAAATAGATCCCGATGGCAGCGGTGAACGCACTCTGGGGGATCACGCGGCCTATGTAGACCTTCAGCGCTGTCTGCGCCATGGTCTGCGCCTGCCCCCAGTATTCCAGCGGATAGAGCCTGTACCCTTTAGGGTGCTTTTTCTTCTGCTCCTCCGTGTCCAGGATGGGGGCTTCGCCGTCAAACACAATGCTCAGTTTCTCCTCCGTCCCCGGCAGCGCCTGCGCCAGCGGCTCCGCCCCGTCATAGCAGAGATATTTCATCAGCCGCACCCTTGGCCGTGCGTTGTCATCCACCGGCGCGTATCCCCACCGGTCCGGCAGGTCCAGCAGGAAATTCACGATCTTTTTCGGCAGTTTTTCCTCGCCGTGATAGGTGGAATACCCGCTTTGCACCTTCGAAAAGGGATAGAAGGGGCTGTCAAATTCTGCGTTCACTCTCTCACCACCGTCTACGTTATTTGCACTGTTTCACATGAAACAGTGCTATTTCCGTTTGTTTTTGTGTATTTTCTGAACTTTCAGTTCGTTTCTCTTTGGATATTTTTTGCCGTGACCTTCAGCGTTTCCGCCATCTCCGACAGTTCCTTCATGCTCTCCGGCGTCATGGCGCTGGCGGCGCTCATGGTCATGCGGGCCACCACATCGTTCATCACATCCAGATTGGCGGCGATCTCCGTGTTCATCATCTTTTCCAGATCGCGGTAGTCCGCCAGCAGGTCATACGCCTTGTCCCGCAGCGCGTCGCTCTGCTTCTTCATTCGGTCGATCTGGTTGATCAGCTGCACGCCGCCCACCCAGTCGTAGTCGTCAGCGCTCATCAGCCACCGATCGCCGCCGCAGCCCTCGAAGTCCAGCCGCAGATAGGCCCGCGCAAGGATCCCCATGAGATACCGGCGCTTCCGCTGGCCGTTCTCCCGATACATGGGAGGCGTGTCGCCCCGGAATTTCTCCCCGGTGTTCACCACCACCCGGTCGATGCACCGCTCCGCGCAGTGACTCACGATTTGCGTCTTCTCCATCAGCGGCAGATAGGCGTTTGCCGCGCTAAGCACATCCTTCATGTCCTTGGGCTTGCGCTCACGGATGCTGTTTCCCATCGTTTTTCTCCTTTCCGATGCTCTGTCGTTCCTGCCGCATCCGGCAGCCCCGCCATTCCGCTGCGTTCTCATACCGGCAGCTGTCGGGGCAGTAGTACTGATAGCAGCAGAAATCGGTACTGCCCTTTTGCTTTCTGCACCGCAGCGTGATCTCTCCTCGCTTGCGGTAGGCATTTTCACAGACAGGTTTGCTCATCTTTACCAGCCCTCCAGCGTAATAACCGCGTGTATGCTCTCTTTGCCATGCTGCGCCGTCACCGTCAGCGGTGTTTCGCTGCTGCCCCAGCATTTCAGCGTCACGGTGTTCCCGCTCACCTTGGCGCTGTAGGCGCTCTCCTCCGCACCTGCGAAGGTCCATAGCACCTGCTCCGTGTCCGCTTCGTCGTATACCGCCGTCAGTTCCGCCGTCTGGTAGGGGGCCATTCTCGCCGGCGGCGCGGCGGTGAAATAAATGCCGCCCGTCTCCTCCGTCACTGTCACGGCACAGCCGCCGCTCCATGCGGCGTTTTGCAGAAGCCGTGCCGTAACGGTGCATTCTCCCGCCCCTACGGCGGTGATCTTGCCGTTCGCGTCCACACGGCACACCGTCTTGTCGCTGCTGGACCACTCATAGGAAACAGGATGCGCCCCGTCGCCGTCCGCCGCTTCGCCGTTTCTCAGGGAAGACGCGGCAAGCACCGCCGTCTCCCCCACCCGCAGCACCGGCTGTCCCGTCACCGTCACATCCCATTGAAAGGGATAGGCGTTTGCCACACGGTTTTTCAGGTCGTCTTTTTCCCTGTCCGGCTCCGTCATCCGCGCCGTGAACCGCAGCAGGCGGACGCTCTCCTCGTCCCCCGTGAACTCCTGTGCCACGTCGGCATAGCCCGTGATCTGATAGGCCATCCGCCCCAGTATCATCCTGCTGTTCACGTCCAGATTTTCCGTCTCGGGGTTCCGCTGTATGATGATGTTGAAGTAGCCCTGCATCATCAAAACGGTTTCCTGAAAGTCGTTGGCGCTGGCGTTCAGCTTGGCACTCTCCACCACCATTGGCTCTTTCAGCACGTTGCCGTACCAGTCCAGATGGTTCCATGTGGCGTTGCACCGCCGCATGATGCCGCTCCCCACGGCGGACGAGATATTGGCTGAATTCGTCACCAGCCATGTGGACCCCATCGCCTCCAGCTTGGCGCCCTCCGGCACATATTCGATGCGGGGGTCCACCATCAGAAATTCCTTGTAGTTGTCGATGGGTCTGTCGATGGCATTGCCCTTTTTCCGCGCGTCCGGCATTCGGATCAGCTGCTCCGCCCACTCATAAAAGCGGTCAGGATCTGGGTCAAGGCCCTGCACGCGGCAGGCGGTATAGTCGCTGGCGTATTTGGCGTATTGAGCCACAAACCGCGCCGTATCGTCTCCGAAATACGGGTTGCGCCGGTCGTTGTACTGCTTTGGCCTGTTACTTGGCCTTTTGGGCTTGTCCGCCAGCGCGGCAACGTTGCCCAGTCCGTTTCTGAGGGGATCGTTCACCGTCGCTCACCTCCCGCTTTCATACGAACTGATACCGCCCGTATCCGCCGCGCCCCCGCCGCACTGTATTCAGATAGGTACAGTCCTGTTCATACTTGTACAGCTGATCCATCAGCATCCCGTAGTTTTTTCCGTGCTTGACGGCGCTCTCTTTCATATAGGTGGACTCATTCGCCGTCTCAAAGCTGGCGTCCTTGATCTTCATCTGATCGTTGAGCCAGTTGTGGCCGTAAAAGCGGGTGTCCCACACCTCTGCCACGCACAGCCCCAGCAGCCGCTTCTGCGTCAGCGTCAGGTCGTTTGCAAACGTGCCGTCCGTGTAGAAGTCCAGCGTATAGGTAACGCCAGCCGCCTCCTGCACGGACATGGTCACAACGCCTGTCTCTGCGTCATACCTGGCGTCCCGATAGGGCGTGGAGGTCATGCCGCCGGTCACGTCCTGCTCCACTACCGTGCAGGAAAACAGTTCGTAGCCGACCATGCCCGTTTCCACCGCAGTCTCCTGTCCCGTGCTCTGCTCAGTGCTGACCCAGTACACGTCGCCGTACTGCGGCATCACCAGACCGTCCTGCAAAAAGGCGCTCATCTGCGTCGGCAGGGAAAAAAGCGGGATCGCCTCTGCCAGATACAGGCTCATCCGCCGCAGAAATGCCGCGGGACTGTTGGCCGCCTCCTCCTGCAAGCGCACGTCGTCTATGTTCAGCATGGCGTGGTCCGTTACGATCTCGCTCCATTTCGTACCCATGCGCTTCCTCCCGTCTTTTCTCTCCGCCGTAAAAACACCGTTTTTTATCGGGCGTCCTCTGCGTTCATGTCCTCGATGATGACGATAAAATCGCCCTTTTCGTGGCCCTTGCGCTTGCTCATCTGGTTCAGCGCCACCGTCCGCTCTCTGGTGACCCACGCGCTGCCGGCGCGATAAGCGTCTGCGTACCGCTGCGCCACCATCATCTTGTGTCCCTCGCACAGCGTGGGATAGATGTCCAGCAGCCCGTCGCCCAGCTCCACCATTTTGGCAAAAGCCCGCTTGTCCAGCAGTTCGCCCTCGCGGTAGTTCACGCCCAGCGCCTCGCGCTCCTCCTCGTTCAGACCGCTGACCACAATAAGCCAGCGCTCCTCCATGAACCGCCGGTTCTGCTCCGTCAGGATGCGGCTCAGATCGGGCTTCGGCACATAGAAGCTGCCGGTTTTGCCCACGATGTTTCCGTACATCCCGCCGTCGCCGAACTGGATCACGTTGTCATCTGCCACCGGCGCCATCCACAGGAAATGCACCTGCTCCGTGCTGGCGCTCACCTGTACGACCTGCGGGACCACCTGCTGGGGGATGTTCTTCAGTGCCTCCGCCACAGCGGAAGCGGCAGCCTCCTTCATCATCTGCTGCACCTGCTCCGCGGTATACATCGCCGGCATTTCCGGTGCGGGCACCACAGCGTCCTTTTCCACCTGCACGGTTTCACCCTTCAGCGTGGGTTCCAGCTCCGTCAGCGGCGTCTCGCTGCTGTCGTCTCCCACTGCGGTCACGTCCTCGGCCGGCACCGTGAGCATATCCTCCTCGGCGCTCTCCGCCGCGATCTGGGATGCCAGCTGGTTCCCGCTTTTCTTCGGTCTACCCATGTCTTCGCTCCTCTCAGCTTTATTTTTCGTTTTTGCGTCGATTTTTGCTTTCCGCAATGCGTCAAGGCTCCCACCGCTGCCCCGTTTACACGTCGGCGCATTGCATACCCGCGGCTTCGCCGCACAGCCTTATGGCGGAAACGGCAGGGCTTGAACCTGCGCCCCTCTGATTAACAGTCAGATGCTCTGCCAACTGAGCTACATTTCCGTATGGGGCTTTCGCCCCCATAAACTCCCTTTCGGGCGAAAACGATCCAACGTTTTCATCTGGCACGGACGCGAGGACTCGAACCACGAACTGCGGTTTTGGAGACCGCCGTTTTCCCGGTTAAACTAAATCCGCATATCCGGGGAGGGGCTTTCGCCCCTTCCCCTGTGTGGTTTCCCTTACACGGTGAAGTGCGCGATCTTGGACGCGAACGTGGCCACAGAGTCCAGAGCGATGGTCAGGTTCAGGCCGATCTCGAAATCCCCGGTGCGGGTGGGATCCATCTCGATAGAGATGGGCGTTCCGCTGGTGTAGCCGATGGTCAGCGGCTTTCTGCCGTTGCCGGCCAACATCCAAACATCATTCTCGCTGAGCATAGTCTCCACGGTGGTGTTCTGGGTGCCGGGGATGATAACGTCCCGCATGGGCATCAGGCGCACCGCCATGAACTGGCCCAGGTAGCCGGCCTTGGTGTAGTCGGCGCCCAGCAGCGTGGCGATAGCGGCGTCCATGTTCACGTTGGTGGAGCCGGTCACGGTGTTGGGCAGCACCTTGCTCAGAGCCACGGCGCCGCCGGTGGCAAACACGTCGGAGATGGTGGTGTTGTTCAGCGCGGCGATCTTGTTGGCGCCCTTCACCCAGTTCTGGTTGTTGAAGGTGAAGTTCAGGTTGGTGGGGATCAGGCTGGTGTCCTCCGTGGCGGTGGTCATGGCCTCATTCCACATACCCATGGTCTTGGCGTACATACCCGCCACCATGTTGGCGAAGAAAACGCCGAAGTCCATGTTGGCGCCCACCAGCTGCATCCACTTGGCAGTGATCCAGCAGCTCTTGGGGGTGGGGTTCAGCGTGTAATCGCGGGAATAGAAGCGGTTACGCGGCACGCTGCGGCTGGCGCCCCAGCTGGAGTCCTGGAAAACGGGGATGTCGTTGCTGCCGATGCTTATGGCGTAGGTCTGGCCCAGCTCGATCTCCACGGTCTCGGCGAAGTCGCTCAGCGCCTCAGAGTACACGGCGGGCAAAATGGGGATGATGACCTCCTGCCAGATGCCCTGCAGCACGGCGTAGAACCGGGCGTTGCCGTAATACTCACCGCCATTGCGCTTGAACTCCTCCCAGCTCTCGGGGGCCTTCTTGCCGGTGCTGGCGCAGGCCAGCTTGGCGGCGTACAGCAGGCTCTCCCGCTGGAACTGCTCGTTCAGCTGCTTGTAGCCCCGGTCGTTCATGGTGCGCTGCACGGTGGTGTTCTGTCCTTTGGCGCTCAGAATGGCCATCTTGCCCTTCAGGGCGTGTTCATAAAACAGCACGCGGCCCTTGGCCACGATGTCCTCGCGCTGGTCGTTTCCGTTGATGGCGAAAACCTCGTTGGAAACGCTGTTCAGGTTCAGCTTTGCCATTTCTTACTCACTCTCCTCTCTTGTCACGCGGTCACGGTGCTGACCTTGCAGGCCCACACGTCGTAGTACACGAAACTCTGCCCTGCGCCCTCGGTGAAGTTGCCGGTGCCCTTCAGTTTGAAGTAGATGGCGCCGGTAGTAGTGGGGGCGGCAGCAGCGGGCACCAGCAGACCGTTGGCGATGGTGAAGATGGTGTTCGCGCCGATGGCGGCGCTCAGGTTGCCCTCGCCGAAGCGGTAGGCGTGCTTGCCGTCAAACACGATCTCGGTGAAGGTGCCGTCCCGGCCCGCAGGAACGCCAAGCCCCAGCGTGGCGGTGCCCACGGCGTAGTTGTTGCCGTTGCGTCCGCCCAGCGTGGGCCACTCGTAGGTGTTGCAGGCGTACACGCCGGTGTCGGCGTTGGCGGCAGCGCCCGCAGCGGTCATATAAAAGGCGTTTTCGTTCTTAACGCCCTTGAAGCCCGCACAGGGCAGCTGCTCGCCGCGCACCACCAGCAGGCCCGCGGAGCAGTCCGCATCCGCATCGGACACCTGATAGCGTCCCGTGATGTTGCACAGTTCGTTGAACTCGTTGTTGGTGATCCGCGGCTCAAACGCGGTTTTCTCGATGTATGCCATGTTTGTTCACTCTCCTTTTCGTTTTACTTGCCGGCGTCGATGCCCCACTTGTTCAGCAGAGCGTCCACACCCTCGCTTCCCTCGCCGCCGTTTCCGGCGATGTGCTCCCAGGCATAGGTGGTCTTGCGCTTCTGTGCGCTGCGTTTGTCGCTCTCCATCACGGCCTCGCCGCACACGGCCAGCACCGCCTCGCGCACCAGCTTCTCTCCCAGCCACGCACCGTCCTTGTCGCAGCTGTTGGCGTACAACCCGGCCTCGATATTCTCGTTCACGGCCTTGATGGCATCCTCCGCCACCTTTTCCTCGCGGTTGGCGTTGAAAGCCTCCAGCGTGGCCTTGGCGGAAGCCTTGCAGGCGCTCAGCCGGCGCTTGCTCTCCGCTTCCTGCATGGCGCTGATCTGCTCATTGGCGGCTTCCAGTTTGGCGTTCAGGCTTTTCACCTCGCCGTCGGTCTCCTTCACGGAGGCCACGGTGTAGTCCACCACGTCCGCCACGTCGGCGTTCAGCTCCACCTCTCCCACGCTCAGCACGATGTGCGCCGCGCAGGGCATGATCTTGCTGGCGATCACCTCTCCGTTGTCGTCAGCGTTAAAGGTGTAGCCGAAAAGATTGCCGGAAGCGTCCAGCAGTGCCACGTTCAGCCCGTCCTCGCTCATGGAGAGCACCTTGTGGTTGGGGAACTTGGTCTGCATCTGCTCCATCGCTCTCTTGTTCATGTTGCTTTTCACTCCTTTTTTTGTGTTTTTGTCGGGTTCCTTGCCGTCGCTGCCCTCTGCGGCTGTGTGCAGCGACGCGGCCCGCAGCTTCAATTCCTTAAATTCCTCCTGCATGGCCGCCAGCTTTGCGATGCTCGCACCCGGTATCGCCGGGTTTACCCTGTCGCCCAGGATGGTCACGCCTATGCCCGACCATTTGGTAAACACGTCCACATCGCCTTCTTTGTGGCTCTCCGACACCATTGTCTCGGCGGAAACGTCCATCGTGCCCTGTTCCACGATCTTCCGCGTCAGCTCCGGGGCGTAAAAAGCAAATAGCCGTCCCTTCGCTCTGAGCCATGTATGACCGCCCCTCTCCACAAGGGTAAAGTCCTTTTCGTCATCGGACAGCGTTCCCACGATGCGCTCGGCCGTCCCCTCCATGAAGGATTGGTACTCCTCCCCGGTCTTGGGATCCCGGCGCTTGCTCATGTTGTGTCCGTCCCCCACCTGCTGCCCCACATAAGCGATCAGGATGGGCTGTCCTACAAAAGTCTTGTAGTATTCCGCGAGGTTTCGATAGTCCCACTTGTTGCGGTTTTCACCCTCCCGCAGGACCCACATCTCAACGCCAAACTCGTATTCGTTGAGTTTCTGCATCACCTTCAGCGTGCCGCTGGCGCTCACCTTCTTGGGCAGCGCCTTGGTTTTCAGCGTGCTCATTCGTCCTCACCGCCTTCAAACAGTTTTCGGCACCAGCTGTCAAAGGTGGCGCGGCTCATACCGCCCTGGTCCCACATAGTCCAGGCATCCAGCAGTTTGCGCCTGTCGTCGGTGTTGGCGATCTGCAGCTCCTCCGCCTTCAGGGAAAGCGCGTTGAACTCCCCATCCGCCGTGGCGCGGATAAATCCGCCCAGTGCCTCGTTTACACCGTCCACAATGGCCACGCACACCTCGAATACCCGGTCCAGGTCGTTGTCAAAGTCCTCGTCCAGCTCCGGCGTACCCGGGTACATCAGCCGCAGGTGGTAGTCGTGGGGTATCTCCGCAAACTCGTCTATCCGCTCAGGCTGCTTGTGCTCCAGCTTGTGTATGGCATCCGACAAAAACGGCATACCCATGTCGCACAGCACCCGGTCCTTGATGTCCGCGAACCACTTTTCCGCATTGCCGTATGCTTCCATCACCCGGCGCATCGGCTCCCGCATAGGCGCGAACCGGGGGTTATCCCAGCTGGCGTATTCCTGTGCTCTCATGTCCTCACTCCCTCTCTCCGCAAAATGAAAATGAGACCGCAGCCGGTGTTCTCCACCGGCGCAGCCCCATTTGGCTTTCCCCGCAGCCCCTTTGCCGCGGTTATCCACTTTTCACGGCCATTGCGCCTACCTCAATACCCCGCGCCTCCGCGCAAGCCTTCGGTCACAGCAGCCGCATTCTCTGTTTTCGTTCCCCACTGTCGCAGGGGCTCTCGCCGCCCTATCGGTCTGTCGGCATCGGCAGTGCCGTGCCTTTCTTTTTCTTCACCGTGTGTACGGTGTGTGCCTTTATGGCCAGTCCGTCCGCCGTCCGGCGTATCTCCACGTCGTTTCCTCTGGCCAGCTCCCGGTTGATCTCGGGCAGGTCATCTGCCGTCAGTATCGCCATCATGCCCATTTCTTCTCAGCCTCCCGCATCCTCTGACGCTTCCTGCCCCTCTGTCGCTGGGTTTCCCTCCGATTTCGGTCTGCCTCCTGGATTGGTTGCTCTTTTAGCTTCCGGGGTCTGGTTTCCATTGCCACCGTTTTTTGCTTCCGTAAACGTGGAGCTGAGAGGTTTCCTCAAATCCATAATGCCGGATTCCAGCATCGCTCGGCTTATGGACATATCATCCAGCAGAGACATATTGTTCATAGCCAGATATTTCAGCGTTGCCGGCAATATGCCCAGCGTCATATCTTTTCTCAGGCTTTCTTTCAAATCATTGTCCGTGGCAATGTCCCCGAAACACTCAAATCTCCATGAATACTTCAGGTTCAGCCCGTCCATGATGCCCTGCATCATGCGCTCATAGCACCGGTATATCTGCTCGGCAAACTTGCTCTCTATCTGCAAGCTGATATTCGCCACGCCCGCCCGCGGCTCGTCGCTGGTGGGTATCAGTGCGCTCAGGCCCGCCTTCGCCATGGTGTAGCCGTACCCTGCGGAGCTTATCTTCGTGGCGCTGGGCGCCTCGGCCAGCTGGTGCAGCTCCATGTTCTTCAGCGGCGCGGCGTACCAGCCTATGCCGCTGGTGTTGTTCTCCGCCAGTTCGTTGTAAAACCTTGTGCGGAAAAGCTCCCACCCTGCGTTGCTCAGCTTGTAGCTGTCCGACTGCTGCCTCGTGCTGTTGTCGTCGTATTCGATCTCGCCCGTCAGCAGAGAGATCAGCGGGTTCTGTACCAGCTCCAGCTGTATCTGCTCGTACTGCGCGATCTGTATAAACGATAGGAAAAGTCCCGTCAGCGGTGATACCACCGCCGTCTGCGCGTCGTCTATCTCGAAAGGATATACGGCATCCACCGGCAGCGTCACCCAGTAGCACCACTTCCCGTTCTGGTAGTATACGTCCGGGTCTCCCGGCAGCACGCCGCCTCCCTGCTCCGCTGCCGTTTTCAGCTCGGTAAAGCGGTTCATATTGATGGTGTTCTTCGCCGCGTATACATACCGGGTGCCCGCGCCCTTTGGCGGCCTCGCCGCCACTTGGGTGAATATGCCCCAGTATGGCTTAAACAGGTCCCCGAACTGCGCCGGCTCACATCCAGGCTTCAGAAAATACATCATGTTAAAGGCCACGGTGTACTTCGACACGCTGTTGAACCCCACGATCTTTATCCAGTCGCTGGGCAGCTGCTGCATAAAAGCGTAGTTCACCTTGTTGTGGGGCTTGTCCACGCTCACGCGGGGGTAGTAGAATACTTTGCCCTCCTGCACCGCCTGCCCCGCCAGCTTGTGGGCCGTGGTCTTTACGTCCAGCTTGCGCCGCAGCTTCTCCAGCAGCTTCCACTCCCGCCAGAACTCGTCGTTCTTCGCCGTGTCCTTATCGGTGAACTCCGGGGCGATGTAGCTGTGATACGTCAGCAGATCCTGGTACATCTTCCGGGTATGGAAAAGCGGATAGGCCGTAAATTCCAGCCCGTGCTCCACCTGCCGCAGCCCCTGCTCGTTGCCAAGCGGGGCGGTCAGCATCTCTGCCACCGTATTCTTGGTATAGTCCTCCGGCAGCGAGGAGATAGCCTGCACCCTTCGGTTCTGTATGTAGGGGTTCACCCGTGCCGACTGGCTCATGCTCACCCGGCTGAAGGCGCTGGCCAGCGCCCCTGCCGGCATATTGCCGTACTGCTCCGCCAGCGCGTTGAAGCGCTGAAATATCTCCGGGTAGGTGCCGCAGGCTACGCTCTGCAATTCACTTGTCAGATTCCTCCGCTTCTCCTGCTCCATGCGCCGCCTCCTCGTCTATGCGGGAGCGCTCTTTTTCCAGCTCCCTCTCCCACGCATCCAGCAGCTCGTTCAGCCGCTTCTGCGTGTCAGCCCTGTTCTTTTTCACCCCGTCCGCCAGCGCCGCCGCGATGCAGTCCGCCAGCCACAGCCGGTCTCGCTCCGTCAGGCGTTTCAGATCCGCGCCTTTGATCTCCACCGTCTGCATTTTTTTCGGCGCCGTAGTGCGGTACAGCAGCATATACCCCGCCGTTATCCGCACAAAGCGCTCCTTTTCCGCCAGCGCCACCGTTTCGCCTGTCACCCGTGCCGCGTACAGTCTGTACTTCCTTGCCGCCATTTCAGCATATCCTCCCGCCGCGCCGCGCCGTCACCGTGCGGCCTCCCGCGCCGGCTGCCGCCGCTCTGTGCGGTGCCGCGGCGCGGTTTTTGTATTTTGCCAGCTCCGCGTCCCAGTCGCTCTTATGCCGCACCGCCTGCGCCAGCTCCTCGCGCTCCAGTATCTGCGCCACCCGCAGCGCATATTTCAGTGCCGACCATATATCGCGCTGTATGTGCTTGGAAATGCGTTCTTCCTTTTGGGTCGTGCCGCTGGCCACTTTTTTCAGGTTCTGTATCTGCCCCACCAGTTCCCGGGTCTTTATGTAGGGGTCTGCCAGCATGGCATCCATGCTGTCGTCCTTGATCCGGTGGTACTTCTTGTAGTTCTCCACGCCCTCGTTCACGTTAGAGCACAGCAGTTCCACGTTCCGGTTCTCAAATTGCAGCTCCGCGTACCGCACCATCTCCGCGTCAGGATCCGTCACGCCCGCGCCGCCCGCCTTGATGGGGTACAGGCACGGCACGGCGTTCTCCTGCTCCAGCTCCGTAAAGCTGGCGTGGTTCCGCACGCACAGCGGCGCAAGGCCGTCGCCAAGGTCCATCATCAGGTTCTCCACCACGCTGGTGCCGTACTGCCATGCGTCTATTGCCAGGTATGTCGCGGCCCCTCCGTCGCAGCAGAAGCGGCTCCACACGTCCTTGATCCGCTGTGCCTGCATCATGCTCTTTACCGGTGGGTTCCACACGTCCACATACACCGCCTGCTTCAGGTACCTGTCCCGCTTCAGCCAGTCCGTCTGACGGGTGCATTTCAGCACCACGCAGGCGCATTTCGCGTTTTTCTTGTCATCGGCGTAGGATACGTCGTACCCCACGATGTAGATCACGTCCTCCGGCTTCAACTTGTTGCCTATGTCGTAGGCGCAGTGCCGGTTCTCCGCGATCATCAGTTTCCGGCACTCCGTCAGCACCTCGTCCCGCACGATGGGATTGCTGTCCGCGCCGGTGTACCGGCTTTCGAACTCGCGCATCCACTTTTCCGCCGTGCATTTTCGCTTATACTTCAGCGCCCATGTGAAAGGCCGCATCTGCTGCAGCACCACGCACTCCCACGAAATGTCATAGGCAAAGGCGCTCTCGCCCGCCAGCATGGCTTTCATGTTCTCGCACCGCGTTTCGTAAGCGTGATTTTGCTTCCGTCCCGCGCTGGTGATGGCGTGGTCTTTGTAGGGGATGTAGTTGGGGTCCGGCTTTCCGTTCACATTATGCGTCAGTCGCACCGCCGGCAATACCACCGTGGTATACTCGTTGAAGTCAAACGCCGGGTTCTCCTCCTGTGCGTACTCCTCCGCCGTCACATCATGCAGGTTGTCTCCTCGCATAGCGGCTATGTAAAACGCGCTCCCGCAGTCGGTCTCTATCTTGAAGTCGTCCTTGCTGTCCGCCGTCACCCGCCACTGCTTTGCCAGCGTCGGGTAATCGTGCTCGATCTGCTTGAATGTCTTGCTTCCTATGGTCGCCATCTGGCGGTACGCCGGGCCATAATAGGCACTCTGCGTCCCGGGCCACACCAGTCCGTTTACCAGCGCATATTTGAGCTTTGTGTTGGTCTTTGTCATGCCGCGAGTGCCGGTAAACGACACGGAAGCGTTGCGGGCGTATGCGCGCATCATTACCCGCTGCAACAGTTCTTCGTTGCCATAGTCCGCCTCCGCGCTTCTGAATACATCGCACGCCTTATCCGGGTACCATCGGAATATCCACACCAAAAATGCCCAAAAAGCGTCCTCGTAGTTTTCGTAGCTGCGCTCCTGCGTGGGCTTTTTTGTCACCCAGCCCAGGCCGGCCACATACGCTTTACCCGTTCGCCTCGCCATCGGTGTTCACATCCTCTGCGTCCGCTTTCAGTTTGGCCGCCTTTTTCTTCTTTTTCACCGGGCGCATCCGCACCAGCCCCAGCTTTTCGTAGGCTTCCTTCTCCGCCTCGTTGGGTTCCTCTGCAAACTCACCCAAATTGTCCTCCAGCCGCATCTCGTCCGGCAGCTCTGTCAGCTCCGGTAGTCCGTCGTTCTGCCGCATCCGGTTTTCGTTTATCAGTATCATCTGGTCGGCAGCATCCCGCGTATAGGGGTATTTGCACGGCCGACCGAAGAATATACGGAACGCCTCGTCCGGTTCGCAGGGCTTCCCGTTTTTCAGCAGTCCTGCCCGCTCCAGCGCCACCACCATGTTGTCCAGCCGCAGGTCCTCCACCGGTTTTGTGTCCTTCTTCCGCAGGTTTTCCGACGCCAGGTTCTCCTGTATCATGCTGGATAGCTTCTTGGCCTTGTCTATGGCGCCCATCTCCGCGGCGTCGTTCATCTGCTTTGTCCACTTTGCCACGTTCCGCAGGATCAGCTGCTGCTTGGCGCTCACCGCCTGCTCTCCGCCGAAGTCGGCGCACAGCGCGTTGTAGATCCGGTCAAACTCGTTGTAGTCCTCGCTGGTGTATGGCACTTTCCCCGTGCCCTCACCCCAGTCTGCGGCCTGCCGCTTGGTGCCCTGCCTGCCATCCCGTGCGCTTTTCTCCGCGCTCACCGCCTTGGTGAAGTTGCCGTTCTCCAGCCCCTCTCCGAATATCTTGGTGATGTCCGTCAGCCCGTCGAGAAAGCCCAGCTCTCCGCCTCCCAACGTCCTGTCCAGTTTTTTCTTTTTCAGGTTGTTGCAGTACGCCGTCCACTTGCTCTTGGTTCCGTTCCCCGGCAGGGCTTTCATGTCAAAAGGTTTATCAAAGCGGATGCAGGCGTAAAAATAAGCCAAGCTCTCCCCCACCGTCGTTTCCAGCAACTCGTAATACGCCTGCTGATGCTCCGCGTCCATAGGTAAAAGCTCGGCCATTCCAGTCCCCTTTCCGCACAAAGAAAAATGGTACAAGAAAGAAACATATATTTCTTCTCATACCATTTTCTCAAATATTTACTTGTGCAACTCCCTTTTACGCAACTTTTTGAACTTTTTCTTTCATTTTGCGAAAAGGCTCATGTGTCCTCATCTCTCCCCCAAAGGTAGTCGGTGGTCACGCCGAAGAAATCCGCCAGCGCCGCCAACGCCGTGGCCTTCGGCTCCATCTCTCCTCGCTCGTAGCGGCTTATCATGCTCTTGTTCATGCCGCACAGCTCCGCCAGCACGCAGCGCTTCATGTGCTTTCGCTCCCGCAGCTGCCGCAGCCGCTTGGCAAATATCTCATTTCCCGCCATCACTTGCCTCCCAGCCCCGTTTTCTTTTTCATCGCCTGCAACAGCATCCGTGCCTCCGTATCGCTGATATGGCACCCCCTGTCACGCCGCGCCACAATGCTGGCAAGGCGATCCTCCCGTGCCCTTTTTCTGCTCTTGTAAAACGCGCACTTCCCTTTCTCCGCGCAGAGGAGCTGGTTCAACCCCGCGCACTCTCCCTTTTCCGGCACATACAGGTCGCACGATACCTTGGGCTTGTACGGCCTTGCGCCCACCACCGCATTCTTCCCAACGTTCATTTTTTCTGTCTCCCTTCTCGCCACGCTTCCCATGCCACCCATCCCGAAATCGCCGCCAGATACAGGATCACCCCGCAGCATACGCATCCGATGACCGTTTCATATACCCTGCCGTACACCAGCAATGCCGCCGACAGCAGTCCCAGCGCCACTGCCAGTGCTCCAAAAACAGCTATGTATCGCTTCATACGTTCTCTTTTACCTCCACCGTACAGATCGTGTCGTTTCGGCTTCCACCGTGAGGCACCAGCAGGATCCTCGTCATTTCAAACCCGCGCTTTGCTCCCAGCCCCATAGAGTTCCAGCCAAAGCAGATGGCCTTTCCTCCCTGTCTCAGGATTCGCGCCACCTCGTTCTTTGTCTCGCTCCAAAACGTCATTCTCCCGTCCCATTTCAGGCCACCCTGTATGCCGTCATAGCACTCTTTGACCTGCCGTTGGGAATACGGCGGGTCATACAGCACACCGTCCACAGAGTTATCTGCAAAGGTTTTCAGAAACGCCAGCGCGTCCATGTGGTAATCCGTGTGCCGCTCCGGATTCAGGTCGTTGGTGATCGCGGCCGGTGATTTTTCCCCCGCGAACGGGTCAACCCAAACGCCCTCGCCCATCTCCTCCCGCAGCAGCTGGGCAATGGGCTTGATGGAAAAGGTCCACTTGTTGGGCATCGCCCATATACGCTCAATCTTCATGGGCGTTCCTCCACCTCCTTGTCCAAATCCTCCACGACCACGCTGTATTTTTTATGTTTCCCGTGCTGCACTTTGCTGACGATGGAGTGGAATGTTTGGGAGCTTGCACATCCCAGCATGACGGCGCACTGCGCGGCGTTTCCGAATGCCAGCACATCGTCCGTCCGTGCATCATACACGGTGTAGTACATCCTCATGCCCTGCATCCATCCGTTCTCCATCGGCGCAGAAATAGTCCTCTCGCGCATATCCATCGTCATGCATCGTACACCACAAACCCCATTCTCCTTTCCCGCAGTGCTTGCAGTCCTTGCAGCGCACCACTGGGGCAACATCAGCGGGCTGGAAACACTCTACCTCGTCGAGCATATCGTCAACCCAACAGGCACGACACCAGCATCCGTTGTGGTCTTTTCCCTCCGCCTTGCACGGCTTGCAATAACGCTCCTCGACGCTTTTCTTAAACGCTTCCTTGTCAAGGTATTCAGCCATTGTCCTTCTCCTCCCCATTAAACCACCTCCGTAGTTCGTGAGCGCACGAAACACACAGCTCGTAGTCGTTGTCGTTTATGTCGTTCTTAACTCGCCGCATACCGGCATAGGTGACGGAGTTGAACGGGTTGATCTCCGCGCCACAGCGGTCACACACTCTCTTTGTCGCCATTGTAAGCCCTCCTGTTCCATGCTTCTTTCGCCTTTGCGTAGGTGTTATAGCAAGGGATTTGCGCGTGACATTTCTCGCAAATGACATAGGGCCTAAAGTATAAATACTGCACTGAAATTTTGTCACAGCCGCAGAACGGGCAAGGTTTTAACTCAAACATCCTTCATCGCCTCCAATGCCTTCTCCGCCTCCTTCGATGGGGCGTTTAACCAAGCTAAGATGTCCGAGTAATCCTCAGAAAAATTCAATTCATCTTCAAACCCAAGTTTTTTGTACAGCATTCTGCAAAGCTCTTTTTGGTTATCGTAAAGCTGCTTCGCCAACTGCTGATTTGTCGAAGTCCTCATACGGTCTGCGTTGGTCAACATTTTGTTAGACGGCAGCACCACCAGCCGACCGTCTTTGTCGGCCTCGGCCAGCTCCTTTACTCGGTCGATGCCGCCGCACTCTCCGATGGTCGTGCGAAGGTCGCTCCAGTCTTTAATCAGCGCAGACACTTCCTCCGGCTCAAGCTCGCTGTCCTCGTAGGCAGCAAGGCGGCTCCACGCCGCTTCTTCCCACTTGCAATTCATGGAGCAGTCCCCGCCAACTTCGATGCATTCGGGGCCGTAAAAATGTGTGCAACAGATACCATTTTCGTGCGATGTTTGCTTACTATGTTTCGTCAGCCGTTCCATCGCTCCACCTCCCGTTTCAGTTCGTCATACAGCTCACTGAACCGCTTGTTCCACTTTCTAAGTCCGAAGAAACAGTACACGCCCAACACGATCCACAGCCCGCTGGCGAAGTTTTGCAACAGATTTTCCATCACTCCACCTCCTGCGACCAGAACTCGCGGCGGCAGTCGTAGCAAATTATCGGAGCTGCATCTTTTTTCTTCGGGCATACGTTGTTTCCATAGACATCTGCTGGGCAGACGTACAATACACTCTGACTGTCAATCCTTGCACAAGGATAGTTGTCCAGAAACACACTCTGCCGTGTCTTGCGCGGGTGTGCGGCAGACCACTCCTCTACTTCGGCAACAACGTCCTCTGGTGAATCCGTCTCTCTGCCCGCACGGAGATAAATGAAACTCTTCTTCAGCACTCCCTTTTCATCCATGCGTCTCAACTGCTTAACAAATTCAATAGCATCCATCACATTTCCCTCCATTTGCACCCGTCACAGGCGCCCTCGTGTGCGTGTTTGTACTTCCCGCAGTATTGGCATAGCTCGTTGATAAGTGCCTTGCGATCTGCCGCCAGCTTTTCTATCTGCTCATCCCGCCGCAGTACGGTATCCCGCAGGGCGGCGTTGGCCTGCAACAGTGCCTCGATGTGCCTCTGCTGGTTCTCGATCAGGTCAGCAGCGTATCCCATCGCTTTTTCGATACATCCAAACTCGGCAGTCAGAGGACACGCTCCTTCGCATTTATTATGCTGCTCGCAGCACCGCAGCGCGGTCACGATCTCGTCTCTTGTCATGTCATTCCTCCTGAAAAAATATCCCAGTCGCCTTTCTCACCTAACTTCTCATCGCCGAAATGCTTTTTGGTCACGGCAATGGGGAATTGCTCAATTTCAGAACTCCACCGGCAGTGCTCTGCTCCGTGTATTCTCGCCCAGCAGACATTAAACCCCGAAATGCCGTCAAACAAACTCCCCAGCGTCGCGCCCTCCGGCAGATACCGCGCCATGCGCCGCAGCATCCAGTCCCAGAAGGGCAGGGCGATGGAGTTGCCCAGCGCCTTGTACCGTGGGCTGTCTGCGTCCTTGTGCTTCTTGCCCTTTTCGTCTATCCATTCGCCGATGTCCGTCCAGTGGTCAGGGAATCCTTGCAGCCGTTCGCATTCCAACGGTGTCAATCGGCGCACCACCATGTTCTGCACCGGGTATGTCTCCGCGTCCTCCCGGTACGCACAGGCAGCCTTTGCCCGCAGCGCGTGGCTCACGTCCTCACACATCACTGCTTGAGCATCGTGCATGGTGTTCAACGTTTGGCTGACTTCCTCCGCCATAATGCTGGCTTCGTTGGCTTGGCCGTTGCCGCTGCCGTATGTCAGCGGCACTTGATTGCCGCCTGTCCCCATTCGAGCCTGCAACGCCGGGACTTGCTCCCCGCACTCGCGGATGACGTCACAGGCGTGTGTCATGTCCAGCGCCACCGCTGGTGCAACCACAGTTGGCTTATTCCCTCCGCACTCTGCGTTCAGTGTAGGGGACAGTTCCTCTTGATAGCCGATGCTCCTCGCCTGTTCACTGTTGCCCAGCTTAAAACCGGCACACAGTACGGCCTCGCGGTTCAGACCTCTGTTTTCACGGGAGCTGAGCGTAGGCGAAACGCCGTTTCCGTCGTACACGCGCTGGCTCTGTGCGTCCCAAGGTGTCATGCACATTACCCCGTGGCGGTCGCCGGCGGTTAGTGTAGGGGATGGGTCGCCCTCTTTGCCGATGCCAAGACCGTTGCCGCTGCCATCGTGGTTGCGGCTCTCTCCGCCGCCCTGCCATCTTGTAGCTTTGTCGTTGATGGGAATAGCCGCAAATATGGCAGGATTGTTCACACCACCGCCAACACCGCCTTGCAGTGTGGGAGATTTTCCGTTTGTGTCAAAAATGCGCTTGCTTTGGCAATCCCAAGCCGTCATGCAGTCCCCGCCTGCCGGATTAAAACCTCTTTCAGCAGCTTCGGCAAGTCCTTCCCCCGCCGCTCCGCTCGCCGTAATATCCCCTGACACGCTTTCGCCGTCAAATTGTATTTCGGATGCGGTGTCTCCTCCAAAATCTGCGACAACCGAGATACGACGACGGCGTTGGGGCACTCCCCAGTATTGCGCGTCGTGAGTTCGCCACACCACGCTCCATCGTCCTCCCATTTCATCGTGATACCCTCCCCAGGTAGGCCAACCCTTTTCAGGCACTTCAATACCGGGGGCTTCCGGCTCGACGATTTTGATGATCTCTTCGAGCACGGCTGCGAAGTCTTTTCCTTTGTTGCTACTAAAGGCGCCGACCACGTTTTCCCACACGAGATACCGAGGTCTAACCATGTCACCTGTCCGTCCATTCCTTTTGTCCGCCTCCCTCATTTCTTTTACGATGCGCACCTGCTTCATAAACAGGCCGCTTCGCGCTCCCGCCAAACCGGCGCGTTTCCCGGCGATGGATAGATCCTGTCTAACAAGGTGAACCACCTGTAATACACCAAACGGGTTCAATCTCTGCCCCATTTATTTTCGTAATATCGCCTAAATGTTTCACCTAAATCACCTCCTAATCTCCAAACACAACGCCGCACTCGTCTTTCAGCACGTCCTTGATGTGCTTCCGCTTGATGCGGCCCTCGTTTATCTCCTCCGCCAGCTTTTCCAGACACTCGTACAGATACGCGATGCTGTGGGTGTCCCGGCTGTCCGATGTCTCCTCTAAGACGTGCCAGCCGCATTTGTCGATCAACGCCATCGCCACCATGTCCATGCACTCCTGCGTGCCTCTGCGCTTGCCGTCCATGAAAATCCGGTCGTCCCGGCTCAAATGCTGCTTGCCCATCAGTCCGCCACCTCCCCGCACCGGCGCAGGCGCAGGCTGTCTGCCAGCTCCCGAGCTGACTGCTTCCGCTTGCGCTTCCGGTCCCGTGCCTGCTCCCAGCAGTTGCGGCACTCCGGGTACGGGCAGTTCATGCACGTGTCTATGCGCTCCTGCGGCTCATGCTGGCTGTCCTCCACCGCGCCGCTCAAAAATCGTCCTGTCTCTCCGCAATGTTCCTGCCGCCGACTCTCCGCCGCGGCATCCACCGTCAGCCACGGTGCCTTGCCGCTGCTCAGGCTCCGCATAAATGCGCCGACGCTCATCGTTCCCTGCATTGCGTACATAATGTTCCTTAAACCTCCCTCACCGTGATGCCGTGGAAATACAGCATCAGTTTTCTTTTCATCACAAATAGTCTGTATGCGGCGCTGCTGGTATCGCGGAAGCCCTTGCTGTCCTCCACCACCGTTTCGCCGTCCTTTTCGTACACAAAGTCCGCCACATAGTCTATGGCGCGTTCCTTCGTGCCGTCCTTGTGTGCCTGCTTCGGTAGCAGTTCGTACTTTACCTGCGTCCGCAGGTTGGTGATTTCTCCCGAACGCTGCATCAGCCACAGATCCATGTACCGCCGCGCTTCCCGCTTGCTGTCGAAGTGCATCAGTGTCCCGTCCGGCATGGTCACGTCTACCTTCTCCGCGTGGAGTTTGTTGCCCT